TGGTGGAGGTGGTTACTACTATGGTGCCGGGGGCGGCGGAGCTAGTGCAGCAGGAGCCGGAGTTAGCGGTAGTGGTGGACCAAATGCAGGTGGTGCAGGCACTCAAAGTAGTTTAAGTGGTTCTGCTGTTTATTATGGTGGTGGTGGCGGGGGCGGTATTCATTATGTTGATCCTAGTAACAGTGTTAGGGCGGCAGGTGGTGTAGGTGGTGGTGGAGGTGGTGGCACTGGTGTAGCTGGTACTACCGCAGGGGTAGCCGGAACTGTTAATACTGGCGGTGGTGGTGGAGGTGGTGGCTGGGACGGGACTTCTGGAAACGGCGGAACAGGTGGGTCCGGTGTAGTAATTATTCGCTATGCAGACACTGAATACGCAGCAACTACAACAGGATCACCTACAATAACAGTTGCAGGTGGATATAGAATCTACACCTTCACCGGCAGCGGCACAATAACTTTTAATTCGGCACCACCCCCAACCATCCCTGTTGATTATCTGGTTGTTGCCGGTGGTGGTGGTGGTGGCAGCTTTGCTGGTGGTGGCGCTGGTGGTTGTCTAACTGCTACCGGGTTTGCAGTTGCCCTTGCTACACCTATTACAGTTACTGTAGGTACAGGTGGTGCAGCATCAACCGCTAGTACTAATGGAGGAAACGGAAATCCATCTGTTTTTTCAAGTATTACTACATTAGGTGGCGGTGGAGGTGGTTCATTTAGTAATTCGGCACCAAACGGATTAGCTGCAAGTTCAGGAACAACCGGATCCGGGGGTGGGGGTGGAACAACGGCTACGAGTCCATATCCAGTTGGTACTGTGGGTTTTGGCACAAGTCCACAAGGGTATAATGGAGGTTTGGGAGTAGCCGGTGCCTATTGCGGCGGTGGAGGAGGTGGGGCCGGAGGTACTGGATTTGCCGGTACAACAAGTTCTCCTTATATTGGTGGGAACGGAGGTATTGGAATAACATCTTCCATGTCGGGTGCAGCAACAAATTATGCCGGTGGCGGTGGTGGTGCGGGACTCAATACCGCCGGTACTAATTCATATGGTGGCGGTACTGGCGGGACCCAGGCGAGCCAGCCAGCCCTATCTGGTGGAACAGTTAATACTGGTGGCGGCGGTGGTGGTTCATATTCTAGTTCAGGTGGTCTTGCAGGCGGTTCTGGTATAGTAATTGTTCGCTATGCAGATACTTACGCAGCGGCAACTACAACAGGCTCACCCACAATAACAGTTACAGGTGGCTATAGAATCTATAAATTCACAGCCTCAGGTACAATAACTTTTAATTAGAAAGAGAGAAATATAAAATGGCACATTTCGCAAAACTTAATGAACATAACATTGTACAGGATGTACATTGTGTTCATAACAACGAATTGTTAGAAAATGGAGTTGAATCTGAGGAAAAAGGTATCAACTTCTTAATTACATGGAGCGGTGGACATACATATTGGAAACAAACATCTTATAATGGCAATTTTCGTAAAAACTATGCCGGGGTTGGTTATACATATGATAATCTACGCAATGCGTTTATTTCACCAAAACCACACGCAAGCTGGATTATGAATGAAGATAATTGTCAATGGACAGCTCCTACTACAATGCCCACTGATGGTAAACAATATCAATGGGATGAACCAACATTGGCTTGGATAGAAGTACTCAACAGTATACTATAATTAAAAAAGGCACTCAGGGTGCCTCTTTTTGTTTTCTTTCTGGTGAAATATGGTATCTATGCCGGGTTTCGCCTTTTACAACCTAATCATCTGAATCATCACGTTGGCAAATATCATCTGCTTCAGAATGAGTAATTACTTCATCTAACAACTCAGTGGTACTCCATCCGCTATTAGTGAGCGTTTGAATACATGACACAAACAAACTAAAAATTGTAGCGGTGTAATCAAACCCAAGTTGAACATTTTCTTTGGCATACAGTTGTTCTAAGGCATTAGCTGCTTCAGCACCGCATACATCTAAATCAAAATGGTAAATCGTACCATCTGCTAATACTTCTACAATTTCTGTGTCTTTCATTTTATTTCCTTAAGTTGATCATTACGAATCTTTTCATATTGTCTTGAGTTCATTTCGTTTCCTTTAATTTACACTTGTCACCGGCATTATCCAAGTTCTTGTGCCACAATTCCAAATTCGTAAATAGCCAAGCTCATCCATTATAACTTTCTCCGTTTTACTAGGATCATGCCCGGCCTTTACTAAAGTATGTTTTGCGAATTTGTATCTATGATATGATATTTTCTTGACAGGATCATAGTACCAGTACCCGGCTTTATTATCCTTTTCCATGGTAAATCCTAATTTAACATACATAGCACCAATGCTGTATTGGTTGTCTGAGTAACTTACTATTTGGATTGGGGTGTGGTCTATTATGAACTTCTTCAATAGCTTGCTTGCTCCGCCCATCACTGAACTGCTAGTTGCATAGCGTACTAGTTCGTATGTTCCGATCCCTCTATCTTTTCCAATTCCGATTCTGTTTTTTGAAAAAGTCATTAAAGCGACAATAACATCGTTGTAAGTTAGTCCATAACAATACTGAGCTACACAATATCCCTGAACATGATTTTTATCTAAAAATTCCTTTGTTTCAGCCGGCTTCAATTGAATTATTTTTGTCTGCCGAGCACCAATCTTATCGGTCTGCTTCAAGTTGATTTGATTTTTGATCTTTTCTTTCCAAATAGCTTTCTTACTACTCCATGAGTTACCAAAAATAGTAAATAGAGTAATTCCATTTTCTTCACATTTTTTAAACTTGTCGTAATGATATGTGCTTGTTATGTGTGGAACTTTATCGTGGTGCCAATACTCACCGTTGTACTCTATAGCTAGATTAAAATCTGGCAAAAATATATCAAGCTCTTTTCCTATTAGTTTTCTGGTATTAGTAACTATATTACTAATTCCCAATTCTTTTAAAAAATAAACAATTTCCTGTTCAAATGTTGACTGGTATGGTACTCTAAATCCATGCGAAGTTAGATATCGGTATACTGTATGTACATGCACTTTGCATTTATCTGCAACTTGTTCCGGAGTATATCTAGGATATAATAAGGTTAATTGATCTTTATCCTTAAGTAAATTTAAATTTGGATTTTGTTTGTCATCAGTTAGCGACCATGTATTCTTAACTCCATACTTCTGCAAACATGTTTCTTCACATTTCTTTCTGTTATTGAAGTTTGGATCACCGTGTTTATTTTGCTTGGTATCTTTTATCCTAGATGTAATAGCTGCAACTTTGTCGTGATCAGTGTAAAATAATGAGTGTGCAACTAATGCAGTCTCTGTTTGAGCATTGTTGGTTACACCGTATTTTTCTAATGTAGTTTTCTCCCTCTTTTGATTTTCTTGATCAATCGCATCAGGTGTTCTTTTCGCTTTTGCGATCATAACCTTGTTACTAACAGATTCCCTTGCACATTCACATACCCCTGCCGGGCCGCAGAATCCAAACCCAATCGTGATGTTTTTAAACTTCATCTGACTACCAAACTTACAAATGCCTGTCTGCTGGGTAAGCGAACTATAGATATGGTCTGCCCAGTTTGAAGTGTCAGGTAATTTTGAATTTAGTTTAACCCAAGTTCGCATTATCTCAGATTTTTTAATCATTGCTGAGTAATGCTTTGGATACTTGTTAATTAGTTCTTTGATTTCGTTCATGCTACTTTTGTACCTGTTCTCGTATTTAGCACTATACAACATTTCACTACTGTTAGATACAAAAAAGGGCGCCGAAGCGCCCTTTTGTTGCTTTGTATTACGGCAAGCAGTCGCCGTAATACACCTGAAATTTATTGGAATGTAAGGTTAGAAACTGCAATTTCTCCAACATAATCGGCAGCATTGCCGAAACTTGAGGCAGTATTAGTAAGCTCTATGTAGCCATAACGAGTCATAAATGAAACCACTGGCTCGAATGTGCTAGGGTCAAGAACAACACCAGAACTCATTAACGGGATGTAAGGGCAATAGAATGCCGCTGCATCTGTTTCTGAAGAACCTTTATAGCCAACCAATACAGGTTGTGTATCCGGTGCATAGCTATTTACGAACACACGCATAGCGCCATTCAATGTACCAACGAACTTAGTGTTTGTAGGTGCTTCAAATGTACCTTCTGTAGTACGAGCGAATGCTGAAGTAGTAGCAGACTGAAGAACAGTCAAGCTAGCTGGAGAGACCACAGCCCAATTACCAGCGCCACGACGAGTACGTTGAGCGATCAAGTTAGCGACACGATTGATAAGAACAGCCAGAGCGGCGTGTTCGTCACCAACGAATGTAGCAGTACCAGACACAGTAGCTTGATTGTATGTGAACTCAGTAGTAGCCAGAGTAGCAAGAGACAAGAGAATTTCTTGGTCAATTTCAGCAGTAATTTCTTGTGCTAGTGCTGCCATGATTTCTGCTTCAACGTCGATCCCATGTTGAGATTGAGCGTCTTGAGCAGCTTCAAATGTCCAACGTGCTTGCAATTTACGTGACTTAGCTTCAACAGCTTGACGTAGAATCTGAACACTGATTTGACGACCGCCATTGCCTTCAAGAGCAGCAGTGTCATTACCGGTGTAGTAGCTAGTTGTGTCACCACCTGCACCACTTGGTTGGCGTGAATAAGCCTGAGCGATCAAGAATGGACTTAATGCTTCTTGACCAGCGACTACGCTAGTTTGAGCAGCACTATTGTCTGTTAATGACTGAGCATAACGAACACGTAGAGTGTGGATCTGACCAACTGGTCCTGTCATTGGCTGAACGCCTACCAATTCGTTAGCGATAACGGTTGGCATAACACGACGAATAACTGGAAGAATCACACGGTTTAGAGTAGCGATGTTACCAGCTGTTGTTGTACCGGCTGAAGATTCAGCAAGTAGTTGCTTTTTAGTGTTTTCTAAGATAACACCCATTGTTGAACGGCGAGTTCCTTTTAGACCTTCTAACAGGGCTTCCTTGGTCTCGTTCCAACGGCCTTCTAATAATACTTTTGACATTTTATATTCTCCTAAATTATGTCTTTTTATAGCCCTGCCAGACGCTTGATATCAATAACGTTATCACGTTGATCCATATCTACTTCTTGTGTTTTGGCAGCTTTATCACCAGTAACTTCTTTAACACTTTCACGTAGAGTAGTCTTATTAGACTTTCTTTCTGTTCCACTGTTTAAAACTGCTGGTAGATACTTGTCGAAAGTGTTTTGCAATTTTGGTGTTTGCACACTTTCTAGTAAGTCCTTCATTACAGATGCTTTCTCTGCGTTTAACGGAGCAAGTAAATCGCTCATCATTTTTTCACGCTGATTAGACTCTTTAATAATACGAACTTCACGTTCTTTTGTCTCAATCAATTTTTTAGATTGACCAATTACTTTGATAGATTCAGCCAACTGTTGGTCTTTCAATTGTAGAGCATTCATAAGTTTACGTGTTTCAGCTTTATCATTTAGATGAGTAACCGAGAACTCGCTTGCAAAACTTTCAAATATTCTACGTCCAAAATTGTTCTCACGAGCAACCTTGATATCTTCCTTCAATTGTCCTAATTCACCCTTAAGATGTGATGTTACAACAGTATTCAACCTTTTAGCAGATTCACTCACGAAACGTGACTTCAATCTTTCAAGTTGTTTACGACCTTCAGCAACTAACTTAACCTTAGCTTCAACCACAGCTTGTTTGTCTTGTGTGAATTCTTTAATTTCACGTGCCAAAGCATGAACAATAAATTGTTCAAGTTTAGATTGACTTTCCATTTGTAGTTTGCGTTCACTGCGTAATTCTTTAATTTCTTCAGCTAGTTTAGTAACCATGAAATTATTGAATTTAACTGCATTTTCACGCAATTGTTGTTTAGCCTGTACGCGGTCTTCGTTCATTGATTGTCTTTCAGATTGAAATTCGGAAATTTCTTCTGAAAGACTTTCTGTAACCATTTTATCTAGGGCTTCTACCATTACGATTCTGTCATGTTCATAACGTTGTGCGAATTCTTCACGTAATTCAACACGTACTTGCTCACGTGCCTCATGTAACTTAGATTCCCAGGCTTCGTTTAGTTCACGGCCCACGTCCTCGTTGATAAGTCCACTTTCAAGTAATGGCTTGATAGCATCAAACATTTCTGTTTCCCCTTTATTTAATTTTGAGATCATTGATGAGGCGCATTACTTCCCCTTTCAAGTATTTCTCCACTTTCTTGTTGCCTTGAGCATCTTTTGCAATATCCAACAATTTATGACCATGACGCATATTCATCATACCTTCATAAATTGCCTTAGGATAAGCCTGAGGCGCACTTGGTTGTGCAACAATATCCACAGTGACTATTTCAAAGTCACTTACTTTTCCGTTCATGTCGTCCACGTTACCGCTGCCACGACTTGAAACGCCGAGTTTGACACCACTCTCCAGCATAGTAGCAACTAGTTGCCCCATTGGAGTTGGTAATATCTTTAACTTTCCGAACCCGTTAGCGCCGTCCATCCACATGCTTGTAATCATATGTGATACACGATCTAGGTTGATTTTTAAGTCATCTGGGTGATCTACTTCACCTAATACTGAATGACCATCTGTAATCTGTTCGTTTAATGTTTGTACAGCGGATTCAATTTCGGAAACGGGGTAAATACGCTCGTTAGCGTTCTTTACCCCGCCCTGAATGAAAATTCCTTTCATATAAAGGTTTTTCTTATCGCCTTCACTTACACTTTCAACCACCATGCTAGCACGGTCAAAAGTTAAGTGCTCCTTGAGATACAAAGCCATTCTCTCAGATTCCTTACTTAATAATACGCTTTACTGGCTTGCGTGATTCAGCTACAGGGCTTTTAGTGTTTGTACCGCTAGCTTGTGACTTTGATGGAGCCGGAGCCTTTTCTAAGTCAGCGTTGTTTTGTGCTGGAGCGTTTTTAAATGAACCAGCGCCTTTTACTTGTCCTTCGCCTTTTGAGTAGAAGTTACTAGCACCTTTAGGGCCTGTAGGAACTGCCTCACTAGCACCACTGAACTTAACTGGACGACTTGCCATTCCAGCTTGACCGCTGTTGGTTAAACTTGTGCTTTTTGTGTTTTGACCGTTATCACCGTGAGTTACAGAAACTTTCTTCAAAGTAATTGCTTCCATCATAGCTTCATCGTCATCACCCATAGCCATGTCGTCATCGCCCATATCCATGTCATCGCCGTCGCCCATATCCATGTCATCGCCGGCGCCCATATCGTCATCGGCCATATCAGCATCGCCATTGCCCATGATTTCTTCAAATTCAGCCATCAATTGGTCTAACTTATCTTCAATGCTTACTAGACGATCTTCTGTACCTTCAGCTTCATCACCCATGTCATCATCGGCTTCGATATCAACGATATCGTCATCACCTTCGTCATCAAAGTCAATTTCTTCATCTTCTTCTTCAGTCATGCCTTCTTCTTCAGCAGAGATTTCGTCCATCATCTGACCTACTTGACCGCCCATGCCTTCATCCATTTCATCGGACATTATATCTTCATAGATTTCGCGGCTTTTTTCAACTACGATATCGTGAAATAATGCACGAGCTTGTTCTTCATTCTCATTAATAATCAAATCAATAAGTTGTTCAAATTTTTTGTGGTCCATTGTTTGTTTCTCCTAAGTAATGGCTTGTGTATTGTACTTATGCTATACATTTAAAAAATGCTTAATAAGATAGCATTTTTTGCATTATTAGGAGAGATAGAAAGTTTTACTCTATTGAGGTACGGCTTCTGGCTTTACACCATATTGTTCATGTACTTTTTTGATATATTTTGATTTTTCAAAATTCCTAACATCCAACATTTTTCTAAGTTTGCGAATCTGTCTTAGTGTTAGTTTTGTTTTGCGGCTTTCTTTCCACTTTGGACTAGAGTTATCAGCAGCTAAATCTTGATAGCCTTCAACCGCAGGATTAAACATTTCCATCAAAATCATAATATTTCTCGCATATGTTATTTATCTTACATTCCAGTATCTGCTGGGGCAGGCTGTCCCCCAGGAGTGTTGCCTACAGGTCCCACTACTTCCGGTCCAGTTGGTTGTTCGCCTTCTTCTGGGTTATTTTCAATTCCGTCAGCAGTTTCTAAATCACTTTCTATGCCGCCGGCGCTAACACCAATATTACGCAAATCGCTACTTGATGCTTCAACCTCAGCATCTTTGCCGTTTTCTTCGCGCCACATCTTCTCGTTCTTGTTGATTTCTTCTTCACTTAATCCCAAGAATCGTTCTAGTGCAAAGCGTTTACTGATATAAGGAAATGCTTCCATACTAGCAAATGTACTTACCCGTGCGTTATCTAGTTCGCTTTGGCGATAAGCTGCAAAATTTTGAGGTGGATTAAATTCCAATGTAAATAACCCACTATCAATATTGAAACCTCTCCAACGCAAAAATAACTTGAATTCTTCATCTAACTTATGGCTCATGTACTTCTGTAGTCGTTCGCAATATTGATTGAAGCGGAACTCTTGGATCATTGCTGTTCCAACACGACCATCACTTAATGGTGTAGTATTATCATCAGGACCAGTTGGTAAATATGAACTTGGTACACGCAAACCACGGGCTAATCTGTTATTGAAGTATTTCAAGTCATCAATTTCACCAAGATTTTGTCCACCTGGCAATACTTCAACACTACTTCCTCTGCCGTCTGCTGTTACTGGAAAGAAGTAATCCTCATTCATTGAAAGTGGCGAATAACTAGCATCAACGATCGCTGATCCGCCATTGGTGCTAGGAATTCGTCTTTGATGAATCTCATTTTTAATACGCTCAACAAAAGCCATGGCCAAATGACTTGGCATATTTCCAACGTCAATCTTAAACATTCTCCGTTCTGGTGCGCGTTGTACACGATAGATAAGAACCGCATCTTCTAGTAATTCTTTCTGCTTATAAACTTTGAAAATGTTCTCTAGTATTGATTGACCAAATGGCCAGAATCTATCTAATCCTTCAGTTAAACTCAAGTGAACAATGTGTTTAGCGTCAATTGCTGATTCACTTTGTCCTAATGTAAAACGAGATCCAGTAGTATTGTAGGGCATACTTGGAACAGTATATCCACCACCGCCCCCGCCGCCTGAACCTCCACCTGTACCACCCAAGCCTGTTGCTGGATTGGCAGCAAAGTCTGAGTTAGTTTTCTGTGCTACAGTAAGATTCTGTAGATTTATATTAATGTCTTTGATAACATATTGTTCTGGCTTTTTGCCTTCGCTTTCATTAACAATAACTTTGATTACTTTAGTATTATCAATCCAGTATAGTTTGAAGTTTTCTGGATCTCGGACGAATACTTGATCTCCGTACTTGATTGTATTACGGAAGATTTTGAATGTTCTTGTTCCAAATTCGTTTAGTTTACACCATTGTTGTAATTGTTTCTTAAGCAATTCTACTTCGTGAGGAGTTGGATCTTCTGCAAATGCTAGATTGAATGGGGTATCATTGTGTTCGTTTTTCTGTGTACTGAATTCTGAAATGATATCTAAACAGGCGTTTATCTCGGCGTCAACATCCATCATTTCATATTGATTATAGCGTTCAATGCGATTTGGGTGACCTGTATATACTTCAGGGAGTCTACTCATGTAGTTTTTATAACCCATTTCGTGATTATTCCAACCGCCAGTAGATGAACCATTTTGTCCTGGACTACCATTCCAGGTGCCAGAGTTGCTATTTCCGCCACCAATGGGGCTAGAGATACCACTTTTATTCGTAAAACGTTTTTTGTAGGTCATAATATTATCTAGTATTTAGCGTTAAACCATAGCTTTTACTAATTTGTCAGAGTAATTATTACCCATGTCCAATCTGTCAATCATTTCATCCATTTTAGAGGACATCATTTCAAAAATATTGGACATCAAATCAGTTGTATTATATTGTTGTGAGTTACTATTATTATTTACCACTGACGATAATGGGGTTTTGTCAGGTGAATTGGTTTCCATTTTTATTGTAGAAGATGGGTCTGGCATTGGTACAATCGCTTCTCTACCATGCAATTCTACAGCGTATCCTGATTTAGGTCCATCAAATAAACCCCCATCAAATGCTTTAGGCATTGCCAATTCTGCATGAAAATGCCCACCGGTAGCTTTTTTACTAGGGTTATCATATTCATTTTCTACTTTAGATAATCCCATTCCTTTCAGCATACTAATAATTGTATCACTCCGTTCTTTTGAGGGTTTCTGCCTACCTGGTCCAGGATTTACTACAAAGTCAAATGCTAGGCCTTTAGTATGTTTACTCGCCGGTGATTTTTCTTGATGATATTGATCGTTGAACCCTGAAAAATATTCAAATCCAGGTATACTTGCTTGAGCTTGTTTTGCTATTTCTATAAGTTTTGGATCTACACTAGAACCCTCTTTTTGTACATCACCGCGTTTAATTGTTAGTCCGGCATCGGTTAGTTGTTCCCTTCCGGTTAGGCCTTTGACTCCCTCTGCCTTTTTTTCCAATGCCTCTCTTCCGCCAAAATCTTTTATATCTCTTGCCTTACCATTATCTAAAACATTTCTGGCCTCTTGAGGCGTAAACATTTGTGTTTTTGAATAATTAGCTGCAACTGGAACTGGCGCTCCTTGCTGTCCTACTTTTTGTACATCACCGCGTTTAATTGTTAGTCCGGCATCGGTTAGTTGTTCCCTTCCGGTTAGGCCTTTGACTCCCTCTGCCTTTTTTTCCAATGCCTCTCTTCCGCCAAAATCTTTTAAATCTCTTGCACTAGGGTTTCCGTCTAAAATATTTCTGGCCTCTTGAGGCGTAAACATTTGTGTTTTTGAATAATTAGCTGCAACTGGAACTGGCGCTCCTTGCTGTCCTACTTTTAGTGCCGTTGGGTCCGATGATGCCCCGGTGTTACTGCTGCGCTTACCCACATCATCATTTTTACCTGCAAATTTGTTAACCGCATCTGAAAATATGTTTGTAGCACCCATAAAATTGTTAGACACTTCAATCAACCGATTATCAGCAGCAATATTATCTTTTACTTGCTGTTCTCTTAGCAACTGTGCCTTTTTTCCCTCTTCATCAGTTGCCTTTTTCTGTGCAACTAAGAAATCCTCAAAGAACTTATTATATTCAGGAGTGCCTTCTACTAATCCCTTTTTAGCCGCCTCCTCTCTCCCAGTCTTTTCTTGCAGTTTAACAGCAGTGGTCATGTCGGCTGCTTTTCCAAATTTACCTCCAGTCATTCCTGGATCTACTCCGGTTCTTGCAAAACCTAAAGCAGTTCTTTCATACGCGGTCTGTGTTTCTTTTGCTAGTTGGCGCGTTAATTCTATCGTTGTTGCTGTACCTTTATCAAGTTTTTTAAAATAATCATTACTATACATTTGTCTTGCTATTACAGTATCGTCATCTGTTACTGCTCCACCACTTGCACCTAATTTAGCTACACCTGCAGATTCTTTTGTTAATCCCCTTTCTTGTAATACGACAGCTTGTTGTAAATATCTTTCTAATTTTTCAGATTCTTCTGTGTTGCCCGACGCTTGAGCAGCCATCATAGCGGCCCGTAATTGCTCAATTGCCATTACAGCACCACGAGCATCTTCCTGTTCTTTACGACTAGATCCCAATAAAGTAGCAGTTTTGTCTAATTCTTCTAAATACTTTCCTGCACCAGTTGCCAATTCAGTTACTGTTTTTCCTTGTAGTAATCCTAGTCGTGCTTGCAAAGCCATATACTTTGCTGTTTCTTCTGCTTGTTCTTCTATTGAAATTCCTAAATTACGAAAATGATTTCCTAGTTTAGCAGTCATTTCACCCGTAACTGATGCAAATTTATCTACACCTGCGGCTGCACCTCCGGCAAACAAACTCATTTCTTTTTGACTAGTCTTAAGTACCGAGGTAAACTTATCAATATCTTTTAATGCAAATCCTGCTTTATGTGCATTGTCTTTTAGTCCAGTAAGACCCTGAGAACCAACTAGACCAGCTTTACCAATATTCATGTACGAGTCGTACAATTTATCGTTTAACTGATTACCAAGTTTACGGTCTTGTGCTTCCTTCTCTTTCTTAAGCTGCTGATCTTTTAAGATTGCAGCACCACCAAGCCCTAGCAGAGTCGCTAATGCAAATAAACCTATTGTCACTAATGACACCGGAGCAGCTACCGCGGCAAGTCCAAAAGCGGCGGATAGTGCAGGAATCTTCAGTGCCCCCATTGCAAGTGCTGTGGTGCCGGCGGCTGCACCCACAGCAAAGAAACTGCTACTAGCAGTTCCTATCGAGGTGGCTTGAGAGTCCAGTACTGCTAATTGTTCAGTACTCGCCAGAGTAATTCCATCTGCGGCGGTTACCAAAGCAGCATTGTAGGCCATCATACCTGCGTATGCAGCTTTAGTGCTATCTACAATATAATTGAATCCAGCAGAAACAGCAGTTGTGCCTAATTCCATTAATGCAAATTTACCTACTACCTTAGCAGTAGCGTCAGCATTACCTGCAGCAGCTTCTAATTGTTTGGTCTTATAAAGAGCAATTGCCCCTGTCACAGAATTTATGCTGGTGATCATTGAAGCATAATTTTTTTCTGCGTTTTTTAAAGTATCTATTTCACGATCTTTTGCTTTTTGCAACATTTCAGCAGCGTGTATGCTATCATATTGTGTTTTTGTTAAGGCAACAGTTGACTCAAGCTGATCTTTTAATCCTCCTAATGTTTTTTCATAAAGGGAAGTTTGTTTTCTTTGTTCTAACTCTGCTTTCTGCTGTGCTGCTGTCAGTGTATCAAACGCAACACCAGAGTCCTTAATTTTTTGTATAACCGCGTACTCCGCATCGACCCGTTGGTCCTCTAATAGTCCCCTCTTCAACATCATTTTTTCGTTCTCAAAGCCGTATGTTTCAAATGCTTGTGCTATCAAACGGTCAAATTCTTCAGTTCCAGTTGCCATATTAATTTTATCCTTATTTTTAAATAATAAATAGTTCAATAGTATTTATTATTTATAAAATACATATTTAGGAGAATATACATTGAACAACCCACTAAGACAATATTTCCGTAGACCTGCATTTTATGTGTCGTTACCTAGTAAAGGCACATTTTACCCACAGGGGTCAATTGAAATGCCAGAAAACGGTGAATTACCGGTTTATCCCATGACAGCCATTGATGAAATTACTAGCAAAACACCTGATGCTTTGTTCAATGGTATTGCAATATGTGACATTATAAAAAGTTGCGTTCCAGCAATAAAAGATCCTTGGGCAATGCCTAGCATGGATATTGATGCTGTATTGATTGCTATTCGTGCCGCTACCAATGGAAGTGAGTTAGAAATAGAATCTACATGTCCCGCATGTGAAGAAGAAGCTACGTATGGAATAAATTTAATTGGATTGTTGTCAGTAATGAGTTCAGGTGATTATTCCAGTACATTGAATTTAGGTGATTTAAAGATTAAAATTAGACCATTAAATTACACAAACATCAATGACGGGAACTTAGCTCAGTTTAACATACAACGTGAAATTGTAGCATTGGAAAACATGACTGATGAAGCAGAACGTAAAGAAAAATCTAGCACGATGATGCTTAAAATTTCCAAAATAAATATAGAGGTTATGTCCAATAGTATTGAGTATATAATAATACCCACAGGTGAACAAGTGGATAATAAAGAATATATTGCGGAATTTTTAGGAAACTGCGATAAAAATACACATGATACTATTAGAAAACAAATAGGAACATTGAGAGAACATTCTACAACTAAGCCACAAAAAATTAAATGTATTCACTGTGCCAATGAATACGAACAACCTCTAGCATTAAATGTAACTGATTTTTTCGGATAAGGCTTCTATCTCTTTCCCCAGAAGGGGTACAGAAGCTATTAGACGGTATGGAAAAAGAGTGCAAAGATATTAAGAAAAATGCATTGAAGTATTCTTGGTATATGCGAGGTGGGGTATCATACGAGGACGTATTAAATATGAGTCCTGATGAACGTTTGGCTATAAGTCAGATTGTAGAAGAAAACTTAGAAACCACTAAGAAAATTCAAATGCCATTTTTCTAATTATAGCCGTAAATATTCATTTATACATTTTGAGTTGTTTCAATAACAGATGAACTACGTTCATCAAAGAACTCACTGCGTTCGTTCTTTGTTTTTACGGTACTCAATTGTTTTATACTGTAATGGTTTAGATATCAATTGCCGATTAGAGAGCCATGGTAGTGCAAATTTGCACTACCAATGGGTAAAAGTGTGTTTGCCACGACCGTCGACCTTTGCATTCTATTCCCCGTATAATTGCCTATTTCTGACATTATACGCAACCGGTTGTCCTGTAATGTTTTTGGGACTGTAGTGAAGCTGCCAATGTCTTTCAATTGGTCCTTCGACAACGCATGTTCTATATCCGCAAGATAGAGTTGGATATAGACTCATTGAAGGTTCGCTTTGACGAGAGCCTTCTCGGTTTTCCATGAATATTGCTATTCATGTATACTCCAGATCCGTCAGCACAGCACAATCTGTACAAACTCAAGGAGGACCCACAAACTGAGCCAGCAAATTGTTACTATATATTAGATATTAATTGTTAATTGAGAATTATTTTTTGTTGACTTGGTGTCGATGGAACAATATGATTTTAATAAATCAGTATTGTGTAAGAAGAAACTATCAAATTCAAAAATCATCCAGTCTCCGTGTTTTTGAGATGTATAATAAGTGAAATTATCGGCAACCCATGTTAATTTGCTTTGTACAGCAATATAACGACCTTTACGATTAAACTTCATAAAAAGAATGTTCAAATCATTGGGGTCGGCCACATCCATAAGTTGCCCGATCCATGCATCTATTACTTTACATTCCCCTGTAAGCAATAGATGAAAAGGAAAGTCGTTTAGTGTTTCAACATTGAAATTAATTCTATCACGATTAAATGACAGTAATAAAGTGTTGATTTCTTCGTCTACGGTAACTGACATTTCACTTATCATCTTATATTTACTCTATCTTTTTCATTGCCTATTTTTTCATCTTCGCTTCTTCTGGCGTCTCTCCGGGCGGGATAAATTTTATCCCAGAAATTAGTCCATTGTAGTACTTTCTCTCACCGTTGGGTAATCTAGTTCTAAGAACCTCTTCATTTATCTGGAGTTTAACTTCAGCGTAAACTAACGAGGCTCTGGTCTTGTGAAGGGACACTATTTCAAATTTATAATTATTTTTGCCCAAAGCAGAGATTGCTAAATTTAATCGCACAGAAGATCCTGTATATGTTTTCCAGTCAGATTCCTTAATCACTTTTTTCTTATTTACTTTACCCTTGACTGTTTTTCTCAAGTGTTGATGTAGTTGTTTTTTACCTAAATATTCCATACCGGAAGATAATTCAGTTATCCTATATAGGAAACCAAACCATTCATCAATATTGAAATCATGAGGGAACTCCCAGTGACCTTTGTGCATGTGTCATATTTATACTCATTCTATATCCACTAAGTTATTGTATTGTGTAAAACCATTTTCTTTCACAACTTTCAGCACATTAGGTACCCTATTTACTAATTCCTCTTTGTGCGAAACAAGCCATATTGATTTGTGTCTGCGGCGAGACATATCCTTTAGAATCGCCAGAGAATTTTCAACCCCAACACTATCTGTGCCGTTATCCAACAGTTCGTCAATGAACAACACATTTATGGGTTGATATAAGTTTTCCCAAACATCACGGAATGCCCAAGACAATGATAGAATAACTCTATTCATTTCTCCCCTTGATAAATTATAAAAGTCCATTTCACGACCCAATTCCGTAATCTCAACTTGCAAATCATTTTTAAATATTACTTGATGGGGAAGTCCAATTTTATCTAAGTAATGCGTTAATCTACTATTCAAGTATGCCAGATTTTGATCAATGATCTTCTTACGAACAAAACTATCTTTACTAGTTAAAATATCAAGCAAGAATTTCTGATGTTCCATAGTGCGGGTCAACCGATTAATCTTGTCAAAATTAATCTCTTGTAATGCTTGATTTTCCATCTCGGTAATCTGTTCATTATATGGGTCAACATCTTCACTTTTTCGTTCAATATCTTTAATTGTATTAGCCACTTTACTACGATGTTCAATTGCCTGCGATTCAGTATCATAATGAGTTTCTGGCTGACGCCCCAACTCAAGCTCCGTATATTCTGCTAATTGATCAGAAAAAGGATTAGCTTCTAGCTTTTTATCTTCCCAAACTGTTTTCAAGTTACTTAGGTCGCTACTATGTCTGATTGCTTCAGCTTCGGTTTTGTACAAAGTGGTAGGCTTCATCCCCAAGTCTTTTATAAGTGCTTGATTAGTAGCTACACTAGTTTGTAATTCATTAATCTGCACCACTGCATTACCCAACAGTTCTTGCTTATCAATTAACACCTTGGCGTGACTGTCATCATGGAAGTCTTGTCCACACGCATAACAAGTATGATCTTCTAATAACTCAACTTCTTTTTCAAGTTTAGAAATTAATTCTTTTTCTTTTACTATACTTTTGGTTAGTGTAGAAATCGTACTAGCAATAGTAGATTGACTGATAAATTCGCGTGACCACTCGTTCAATTTAGTCCATGCTGCTAGTTCATCTTCAATGTTATAGCGATTCTTATCTACATATATTTTATCAGCAGCAGATACATCACTGTCATGCTTTTGTTGCCAGGCCAAAGACCGAGCAAACAATGAATTATAAGCATCCTGTTGTTTTTTCTTTTCGTTCCAAGCTGATAATGCGGTATGAGACTGTAATTCAATATCAATATCAATAATAATCAACCGTTGATAATCAATAGCAAGTTTCTCCAAGTCCTCATCGTGCTTCATCTTCCACAATTTCTGTCTACGTTTAGTAGCATCAATTTGTTCTTGTACACGTTTGTTGGCCTCTTCAATTGCTTTTACATTAAATTCTTCTTGTTGAATATGATCTTTACTATCTTTGACCATTCCTTTAATGATTTCTGCCTTCTCACTAAGTAAAGTAATGCCCAATAGTTGTTCAATGATAGCACGTTGTTCATTATTTTTTAATGCAAGAAACGGTTCGGAATAGGTGTTGAGTGCCACAATATGCTGAAACATATCGCTACTCATATGAATCACTTTTTCAATTGCCACTTGGGTTTCTTTGTTTTCGCCCTGGGCATCATCATTTCCCCTTTGTAAATCATTATTCACATAGAATCGTAAAATGTTTGGCTTTCGTCCGCGTTCAATCTTATAATCAATTCCACCGGCATTAAACTCTAATGTTACCATCATGTTTTTGCCATTAGTACGATTAACTAGATTATCTTTACGAATATTGTTAATAGGAACACCGAATAAAGCGTAAGATAATGCTTGAATCAGTGAGGTTTTGCCCGTTCCATTTCTAGAATCACCGCCGCCCAGGTCTAGATTTTCACCCAGAATAAGGGTTAGCTCTTGTCTGTCAAAGTCAACTGCTTGGCAAATAGCACCTATGCTCAAAAAATTACGCAGGGTTATTGTTTGTAGAATTATCATAGATTGGTGTAAATTTCTAGCAAAATCCTTTTATCAAAGCTATTGCTTTCAATACTGTTGATTTGTTCCACGATTATTTGGTCCACTGACTCAAACTTTAAATCACCGCGACCTTCTGTTTCAACTTGGTCTACTTTCATTGGTATCAATGTCATCTCTCTTAGTTTATATTCAGGTATAAATGTTTCTCGTAAAAAATTAGCTTCCTCGTAACTTACGTTGATATCTAAATGCACACGAACATGACTGTCAATTAATAGCAAACCTTCTGGATTTTCTAGAACATCACTAAGTTTATGTACACGGAAGATAGGTTGTCGAGGCCAACTGTGAAAGATCGGGTCTTGTCCCCATTCTAACATCATCATACCTCTGGCATCATCACCTGCGTCAGCATAGTTATGCGGGAATGCATTCCCTATATACCAAACATTCTTATTGTGTTGTCGTTTATGAAAATGTCCACTAAAGACATGATCAAAATCCTTCATATGATCAGTGCTGATTTCTCCGTGATCAGGCATTAATATTTGTGCATTCATATAGAATCTAGGTAATTCAAAATGTCCAAACATATATTTACCACTAAGTTTCTGTACCTTTTTGTAATCATCTTGGACTAACCAAGGGCTGATGCAAACATCACCTTCAGTGAAGAAATCATTAACGAGTTGTACATTAGGTAAATGTTTAGCCCACTCAATACCATGAATATCTCTGCGATCACGATAATAAAGGTCGTGATTACCCGGTATAAAATATACCCGATCAAAGTTATCATTTAGTTTCTCCAGCGCCTGTAGCCCAAACTGTAATGTATGGATATTGATACTTGCCCTATGATGATTCCAGTCACCCAAGAAAAAACAAGTTTCGCACCCTTCACTTTTGGCTTTGGCAATAAACCAATCAATGAAATTGATACAATCTGTGTTATGTTGTATACTATTACCCTTAAGACCAAAATGAACGTCAGTTAGGCAAGCGGCTTTTTTAAAAAGATTTGACATTTTTCTATTATACAATAAATGATGCTGCCGTAGCAACATCATTGGACAACTTATTCTTCGTAAACTACTGAACTCATTCCAGAACCCAGACCCTGACGAGTCCAGCTTGGGTTAAGGCCATTAATTTCCAAGATGTCATCACGAATATTTTGGTTGCGTTTTTCAGTATTTAGGACACGGCAGAAACTATTTGTAATTGCTGCTGTATAATATGCGAATGGATTAGCACTTTTAGACTCATTGAATCTTAGCCCAACATAAGTAAGTTGAAGAATGGCACTATTACGCATTTCATCATTATAAGTATATCCACGCCAATTGTATTTCATGGCGTATTTCCCACACATCATAATATACATACGGGCAAGTTTATTTGTTACTTGACCGTGATCCTTACTGAATTCTCCAGTGGATAGATCACCTTTCCAATGACTTTTGCCAACACAATAGAATGTATTATTTTCATCAATTTTATAATGTTGGAATGGTGGAAAGTTTACCTTAACATGAACTAGATCATCTACTTCTGCTTTGGTTGTTGCGTCTTCCAAATCAGCAAAAATCTCATCTGGATTAACTTCTTCTTCAAATTCAAAGATATCTTTTGCTGTTTTCTTTTTAACTGTTTTGCGTGGAACTTTTGGTGCTACTGGCACATGATCCCAATTCATTACTCTGAATACTAAATCTGTTACCAGAATAGATTCTGGGCTAACTGATTCTTTTACCCCTGCTTCTAAACTCAAGCGTGTAGCTCTAGTTTCTCTGGCTAATTGAATAGTTTCGGGTTTAAATGCATATTCTAAACTTGCTTGTATAGAAGATTGGGGCATATCAACAATAAAATCGTATCTATGATATTCAGGTTCAGTGAAGTGACAATACGAGGTCTTGCTTGTGTGAATCTCTTTAAGAATGTCACGATTATTCAGATAATTAACGGGTTTTCTTGGTGCAGGTAGTAATGACATGGGTCTCCTTGTGTTATAGTTATGCTACAGTGATTATAGCATACTAGTTGTTGAAATGCAACAGTTTTTTGTAGAAAAGGTAAAAAAGACGCTTTTTATTTATCTCTTACAATTTTCTGTCCCGACAATAGAAATTTTTCTAGTTGTAGTATTGACATGCTTTTGCACATTTCTAATATTTCACTTGTTTTTAAATATTTTTCCGTGTCATCACGATGCCACATATTTTCCATCACAGTTGTCCATTCTAAATTATTTACTGTGTTATTCTTTTTGTTTTTGTCTTTGTGATTAACTACTAGTGCTTTGTTTGTGGTCGGGATGAACACCTCTGCTACTAACCGATGGATATAGCTAGTATATCGTTTTTTGCCATCTGATAAACATACTAATTCATATCCCCAATTGTTAACGCATACTTTTAGTAATTTTACTTTTCCATTTTTTGTAGACTTAATTTTACCGTAATTGCTGACTTCATATTTAGGTATTCTTTCAAGCGTTTTCCACTCTTCCATAATGCATCCCCTTGTACATTTATTTATCTAAATATTTTATTTTTATTCTAAATGCTGATATTTTGGAATGCTAAATAGATAAGAAGAAGGATAATAATATTATATGGCAACAACAGGAGCAAATACCTCATCGCAATGGAGAACAGCCGCACTCAATGCTTCAGATGCTGCTAATAAGGCTGATATCAAGGCCTTTAACGCAGAAAAAGCGGTCCTAGATGCAGAACGTGATGCAAAATTTGCTATCGTAACTTTAGATCGGGCAAAAGTGACCGGTGATGCTGTTGAAATAGGGCGGGCGCAACAACAATTACAAGCTGCTAATAATAAAGTGACTCAACAACAAGTTGTAGCCTCCGAATACCGAACTCAGTCAAATAATGCCAACACAGCCGCCGATGCAGCGGAAGCGTTGGAAGCTAAGAATAGCGGACTTACCCCAACTACGACCCCTCCAGCAACAGCTACTCCGGGGCAACCGGCTACAACATATATTCCTACTCCAGAAATTGAACAAGCAACAAGTCCTGCTCCGGCGTTAACTACTAATTATCAAGCAAAGGTAGTTACTACTACCACGACAACTAATACTTCAGTAGCTGAGACTACAGGCGGTAATATTACGACTAGATATAGTTTTGCCCCCATTGAGACTGAGGCTAGTAAAACTCTTGACGCACAAGGTGACCGGGCTACTAAAGAAGCAGCTTTGTTTCGCCGTACTCCAAACACTGCTTTTAATAATAGAGCATTAGATCGTGGTCTTGCGGAAGGAACTATTACACAAGCACAATACGATACAATTAAAAGTGCGACCCCAGCCGAAAGATTGGCATTAGCTGATGAAGCTTCCACGAGAGCCGGTAAATTATATGATCAAGCGAATGCAGAAAAAATTAAGGTACCTCCACAGACAGTAGTTACTAATCAACCCAATACGAGTGAAGTAAAAGTTGATACTGCGGAAACTACAAGTGTAGCAACAGCAACAGTTACCGGCACAATTCCAGGGACTAATGTCGCGACGGCTACAGTAGACGGACAGGAGTATCAAGTAACAAAAAATATTGCTGAAAATACCTCTACTTACACGGCCGCAGACAATTCAGCAGTCTCGGTAACAGTCCCGACAACTAATATTGAAAATGCTGCACCAATTCCAATAAACAATGTATTTTCTCAAGCTGCATTTGATCAAGAGTTTACGCAAATAGAGGCAGAGCAGAATAGAGTTAAAAATTCAAAAGCAGTAGTCGATCCAAATCAAGACCCGGCAGACACCGCTAGATTTAAATCTGGTGAGGAAACTATACAAGACAAGAAAGTACCTGCTGACCCTGTTCTAGTACAAAATTCTAATCCTGAAGGTAACGCAAATATACTAGAGCAAAATGCGGCTGCAAATGCGGAAGCAATAAGCAATGCAGGTGAATTAGGTAATATGTCAGTGTCAGGTTTAACTACAAAAAAATTAAACACAGCAAAACAGGCTACACTACAAGATGCAGTAAACTTCCAAAACAAAGCAGACTGGCGGGTAAGATTAAGTTTAAGTCCCGGGGCAGACTATTTGTATAACGCTAGACCCCCTGGAATATTAGCACCATTGGTAGCAACAGGAGGGGTCATCTTCCCATATACTCCTAATATAGCAGTTGCGTATGCTGCTCAATATGAGCCTACTCCATTAACACATTCAAATTATAAAATTCACTCATATCAGGGTAGTTCAGTTGATACCGTTACTATTGGGTGTGATTTTACTGCACAGGATACATTTGAAGCACAATATGTACTAGCAGTAATACATTTCTTCAGATCAATTACTAAAATGTTTTATGGTTTAGACCAAAATCCTACTAACGGCACCCCTCCTCCACTGTGCTATTTGAGTGGATTGGGCGCATTTCAATTTGATAATCATCCATTGGCAATTACAGCTTTTACCTACACTTTGCCCACGGAAGTTGATTATATACAAGCTGGAAGTAATTTTGCCCCGGCGGGTGATAATAGACAAAACAATCCTGCACAAGCTAAATCCGGAGAAAGTGGAATGGTACAAGCAGGGGCAGTTAGAATGGATAGTGGTGGCCTTAATCCAGGTGCAACAGTATCATCACCCGTTTGGCAAACTACGAATGCTGGAACAAAGGAAGCGTCATATGTTCCTACAAAGATAAATCTTAGTATTACCGCAGTGCCAATTGTAACTAGAAATGACATTAGTAATAGATTTAGTTTGAAAGAATATGCAACAGGTGCATTATTAAGAGGATCACTCAATTCAGGCGGAGGAATTTGGTAATGTCAGCTAATAATTTATACCCAGCAACAAGTCCATATTATTTTACTGAAATAGTTAATAATAACTTTTTAGATATTATGTCAAATAGACCCATACCAATGCAACCATCGGATATTTATTGGGAGATAACTTCAGTTTATGAATATAGACCTGATACCTTGGCATATGACTTATACAGTGACAGTAGATTATGGTGGGTGTTTTCAAGTAGAAATCCAAACAGATTAAAAGATCCATATTTTGATTTTACCGCCGGGACAGGAATATATTTACCTAAATTGGATATGTTAAAACAAGTTTTGGGAATTTAAGATGAATCAAAACTCAGTAAAGGATGATAAAGAAAATCCTGCCCAATCAGGTGAGAATGCTAGATTATTAAATAGATATCCTCCAAAAGGTAGTGCTGCACCAGTTCAAGCGACTCCCACTACTCCAGCAGGAAAAGCAGATTCTCCGGCAGCAAATCCAATGTCTACTGACTCAACTAACACAGTAGCAATTAAACCCGGCAAACGAACACAAAATCCATTAAGTAATTTTAGTAGCTACACATATCAACTATCATTGTATATGATAACTCCTGATGCATACGATGCTTTTATAGAATCAGGAAGAAAGGATTTGAATGCTATAAATAATATCTCCCCCGGGGTTGCATCCCCTGCGCCTACTACTAGTTCAAACTTTGTACAGGCACCGGGCGAAGCAGGACGTTCTGGTTCACCTCCTGCAGCTTCTACTCCGTCACCAAAAAAAGGCGGAGCATATTTAATTGCACAAAGCAGCGGAATTAATAAAACGACTAAACGTACCCCTGGATTTGAACTAGATTTTTTCATAGATGATTTAAAATTTACACAAACAATTGGCACCAAAGAAGTTGGTGCATCAACCAATATTAGTGAAATGTCATTCACTATAACTGAACCGTATGGTTTTTCGTTGTTAACTAAATTACGCAGGGCACAGAATGAGTTAGCATCTACAACTAATACTAAAAACTTTGCAATGGTGCAAGACGGCATGAGACAATTTTTTATATTAGGTATTCGATTCTTGGGATATGATAAAAATGGTGAAATTATTGACCCATCTAAAATACCAAGCGCAGATGGCAATCCTGCAGGTAATGCGTTTGGACTGTATGAACGTTATATTGACATACTAATCAAGGACATGAAATTTAAAATTACCGGTAAACCGGTAGTTTACAATATCACGGCTGTTCCACCAAATCAGATAATTGGGTTTGGTTCAAAATTTAGCACAATTATTTCTGATACGCCCATCGTGGCAGATACTGTATTTAATGCGTTGTTTGATCCTGGACAAAATCAACCTGACGCAAATAATCCAGTTGGGCCAGATCCTGCACAAAGGGCTAACGGACAACAGACAAATGTTTCAAACATGTCAAGTTTGTTTTCAAAATTAAATTTTGACCAGCAAAAACTAGTGGGCAAAGGGGTAACTATACCAAGAAAATATGATGTTGTGTTTCTTGGTCCCGATAAAGAACAGTTCAAGAACTCAAGTTTAAAAAGTAGTGCTGATTTAGATAAGAGAAAAATACCCATGACAACGGCGGCTAAAACTTCAGAATCTAATCAAAAGACTGCTTCTAGAGAAAAACCAAATGATTCATTGCGTACTATTAAAATAGCACAGGGTACGTCTATCATACAAGCAGTGTCAGAAATAATTAAACAGAGTTCGTATTTAGAAGATGGATTGTCTCAAGTAAATAATACAAATTTGTCTCCCGACCCCGAAACAGGTTCATATGAAAAACAAGAGAATTCACCAAAAGAATTAAAATGGTTTAACATAAGTGCCGAAGTAAAAAACTTAGGATGGGATCCTAATCAGGGAGACTATGTTTATAAGATTACCTATATTATCCAGCCGTATTTAACTCCAATTGTAGTAGCAGCCTCTGCTAGTAAGACAACACCGTATTATGGGGCACATAAACGATACGAGTACTGGTATACTGGTAAAAATTCTGAAGTAATTAGTTATACACAAAATATGGATTTTACCTACCATAATGTTACCCTTCAGGGATTTGGTCTCGGGGCACCTCTACCTTCGCAGGCTCAGGGTGGCGCAGCCGATATTCCAGTAACAGTTGGTCAACCTCAAGGACAACCAACACAGGGTAAACTTAATATATCTATGGAAGCACAAAATATGTATATGACTAGTTTGTTTAGTCCTAAAGACTTTGGTTCAGCTAGAATCACAATCTTAGGTGATCCAGACTTTATAATGCAAACTTCACCTAGTAGTATAAATTCACGATACAATCAATTTTACGGTGACGACGGATTTACTATTAATCCAAACGGAGGTCAAGTTTTTATTGAAATAAATTTTATAGAACCAATAGACTATCAAAATAGTACTGGCACGATGAGTTTAAATAACTCAATATTCTTTTATAAATATCCAGATTATGTTCAAAAAGATATTGATAGTCGCGGTGGCGGAATTAGCTATATGGTTACAAGGGTAATTAGTAATTTTAAGGGTGGAAAATTTACACAAGATTTAACTTTGACACTTAACACGTTTCAAGATCCCGGACCAAGTACTGTTAAATCTGCTCAGGGTAGACCTTCTGGTGGAACCGGTGTAGTTTTGAATCAAGGCGCCGCCGCGGCAGCAAGGACTAACTTTGCAGCGACTGATACTAGACTAATCGGTGCAGCCGAACGCAGCGCCGCCGCGGCAGCAAGGACTAACTTTGCAGCGACTGATCCTAGACTAATCGGATCGTCCCAGGGTTCTGCCCCTACACCAGCCGGCACAGGCACAACGAGTAGAGCAGGGTTCACTTCTGGGTCAAATGCTGGTACAGATGCTGGTCAACTCAGTACTTCAGTTGGAAGTATTAACAATGTCATGGACCCAATGCAAAGAATTGCAGCAAGTTCAGTTTTGGTTCCGACTAAGTACGGCGGAACAGTAGACGATGAAAATAACGGAAGATAATAATTAATGGCAACAAATGACATTAAAGTAAAGGGCCAAGCTAAGGAAACTAAGCCAGATGCAGGTGGCGGTGTAATACGTTCGGTGCCTGTACTTGGCGTAGTAAAAAATAATATTGACTCAACAAGAGCAGGTAGAATAGATGTTTATATCGCTCAATTTGGCGCGCCTAGCCCAAATGAAAAAAGTAGTTGGATTACAGTAAGCTACATGAGTCCCTTCTTTGGAAGTACTCAACCTCAGGGAGGAAGTAAAGACACTGATTATGGCACATATACACAAAATCCAAGTTCATATGGAATGTGGTATAGCCCTCCTGATATTGGAAGTACAGTAGTTTGTATTTTTATTAACGGTGATGTTAACTACGGATATTATATTGGTAGTATTCTTCCACCGGAATTATTGCAAATGATACCGGCAATAGGGGCGTCTGAAAATATTGTACCAAATGACCCCGAAGCAGCGGGATTGGGCGGAGCTACAAGACTACCAGTAGTTAATCTCAACAATAATAATAAAAAAATTAACGCAGTTACAGAATTTTTAAACGCAGCTAAACCAATTCATAGCTATAGTTCTTCTGTTTATTTCCAACAGGGGTTAATCAGAGACCCTATAAGAGGGCCAATATCAACTAGCGCACTAAGAGAATCACCGTCACAGGTTGGTTGGGGAGTTAGCACTCCGGGTAGAGCAATTCATCAAGGTGGTTTTACTGACAACAATATATTAACAACGGGAGTTGAGTCATCAGATGAGTCATTAAAATTAGTATCACGCAGAGGCGGACATAGCATTGTTATGGATGATGGTGATGTTGTTGGGAAAGATCAATTAATAAGATTAAGAACTGCATTGGGTCATCAAATATTAATGAGCGACGATGGGCAAACATTGTTCATTATTCATTCTAACGGACAAAGCTACATTGAATTAGGCAAAGAAGGTACTATTGATATGTACGCTACCAACAGTGTAAATATCAGAACACAGGGCGATTTAAATTTACACGCAGATAACAATATCAATATTAACGCTAAAAATGATTTAAATATAGCAGCCAATAACATTAAAATAAATGCTGAGGCTGATATTTCTTATCGTTCAGGTGGAAACTTTAGTGGGTACACATTAGGCACATATACAGTTAAAGTTAATGGTGCAATGAGTATGAGCGCAAGTGGTGAGGGGTCTTATGCTAGTGCAGGAACTATGTTTGTTAATGGTAGCAAAATAAATTTAAACACAGGATCGACTTCAGTAACCCCAGTAGAAGTACCTAAAATACCGATAGTAACTCATACTGATACATTGTTTGACAAAATAAAAGGATGGTTAGCTGCACCCGGTTATCTGTTATCAATTGTCAGTCGTGCTCCTACTCATGCTCCTTGGTCAAGTGCAAACCAAGGGGTTGATGTTAAAGTAAATAATAATAGTAGTGGGGCATTCTAATGCAATATAATCAAAGTCAAACCTATGCTGATGCAGCAAGACTTCCACCAAACAATCCAGTTACGCTTGCAACTGCTGCCACTGTGCCTGCTATTGGAACAATTAGTAAATCATTAAATGCAGGGGTAACTGCTGCAATGATTGGCGGAACAGCAGCACAAGCAGCGGCAGCATATCCTGATGTAGTATCAAATGGTACTGGAATTATTATAGATGCATCAGGAAATGTTAATGCTGGCATAGGTATACTAGCAAAAACACCGCAACAACTTGAGGCCGCCGGTATATTAAAACCGGGAGCAGCTTCATTGGTTACTGGTTTGGTTCAACGGGGAATGACTATAGAATCTGCAATGACAAATAATTTGTTTACTGGAGTTTCTGGTGCTGAAAATTTACAAGCATTAATTAATAATACCGCTGCACAAACAGCCGCACAGATAATTAATTTTCAACAGGCACAAACTGCAATGATGATGTCCGGTTCTATAGTTGGTAATGAAGCACCCGGAGCCATAGCAGGTATAGTAAATGCTGCTGCATATGTTGGAGTAAAATCTACAGTAGCATTCTTGCAAAACTCTACTAATATAGGTAATATACTATAATGTCATCACTTCCTTCTATTGCGAATGTAGCAAGTGCAATAAGTTCAGGTAATTTCTCATCTGCGCTAGCAATAACTACAGGTTCTGCGGGTTCTATTGTTACTTCTCTTAATGGCATGATATCGTCAATCCCAAGTATACCTAGTATTCCAGGGTTACCTAGTATTCCTGGGTTACCAAGTAGACCGGGGTTACCAAGTATACCGGGGTTACCTAGCATTGACTCTTTGCGAAATATTAAACCACCTGCAATTACTGGGTTAGCAGGATTAGCTGACGCAGCAAAAGGAATATCAAAGTCTGCATTTACTGCTATAGCAGATTCATTTAAACCACTACAAGCCGGCGTGCCCCAGAATTTAACAGCTATTAATTTAAAAAACAAGTTAGAACAGGTGGCAACTGACACTAAATCTACAATCGCTCCAGGTGTTACTTCATTTACCAATGTGTTAAATAGCGCAGGAGTTGACATAGCAACCGGTAAAATACCCGCAGTTGAAGCAGCAGTTGCATCAGGTGGAGTAGATGCAGGCTTTAATGCATTAGCAGGGGCAATGAGTAATGTACCCGGTATGTCAGGTATAGTTAGTCCGTCTGCAATTGCTAGCGGGGTAAGCAACTTGCCTGGCGGACAATCAGCACTTTCGTCAATCATAAACTCTAGTTCGTTAACTATTAGTGGAATTTCTAGCACACTAAGTAGTCTTGGCACAATAACTAAAAATGCAGCTAGTGCAGCACAAAATCAAATTAGTACCGCATCTGCAGGATCAAGTTCACTGACAAGTTTATTGTCCGGAAATGCGTTAATAGGAGCAGGGGCCTCACTTAGCGGAGAACTAAGCAATTCGTTCAGTCTGTTGAGTAGTGTAGCCGGACGCTTATCTACTATTCCTGGGGTACCTAGTGTTCCGGGTTTACCCTCAATTAGTAGCTTGACAAAAGGCCTGCAATCTGGAAAGCAAGCACTGTCATCACTAGTTTCAACTGGGCTATCACCTGCAGCGGCGGCAGCATTAACTGCAAGTATAAATTCACTAAGTACGGCAAGTCCTTTTCCTATAAAAATGCCAACAGTGGCCGAGAAAACAGTTGATAGAAGTGAAATATCTTCTCAAATTAAAAATTTATTAGGTGACAAGAAAATCCCATCCCCAAACTTTTCAGGATTATTTGCAAATATCAATATATCAAATGCTGCTTTAGCAGAGCAAGATGTAGTACTGAAGCAAATTGCTGTATTAAGAGAACAACGTTACGATTTAGATAAAGAGGTGAGAAATACTAAGTACACGTTATCAAAGGCCAGGCAAGAGTTGCCACAAGGTGATCCGCAAATTCCAATATTAGAAAATGCTGATGCAACCGCTAGACAAGCGTTAATAGATTTAGATGCAAAAATTGCTTCATTGCAGCAACAACAACGCGCCTTTGCTACATCAAGTCAACCTGCATAAATACAGTATGGTTGCATATAAGGGCTTTTCTACAATTAACGCTAATACCCCGAAGTCTACTAATCTTCAAACGGGTCCTGCTGGTGGCACCGGTTCACCTGTAACGCCCTATAATGTAGGTAATAAATTTGGATTAGTTGATGGACCATTGGTTATACAAGATTTAGTCAATGCATTAAACATTCGTCAAGGGGAAAAGGTGGGAAATCCTGGCTATGGGACCACACTCTGGAGTTTTGTATTCGAACCAAACACAGCAGATGTGCAATTTCAATTGGAAAATGAAATACGCAGAGTTGCCGGGCAAGATCCCCGTCTTATAATAAACACTGTTAGGGCATTCCCGCAAGAAAATGGCATATTGCTAGAAGTTGAAATGGCGGTATCTCCATTCAATCAAGCTAGTTTATTAAGTGTTTTCTTTAATAGTGCTACTAATATAGCAGTTTTACAGTAAATCTAAAAACCCCAGGTTATTAGGTATGATAAATACTTAAAAGAGAATAACTATGGCAACCTCATCTAGACAATCAGCATTATTTGGAGTAAATGACTGGAAGGCCATTTACCAAACCTTCAATCAAGCCGATTTTCGTAGCTTTGACTATGAAACTTTGCGTAAAAGTTTCATAGATTATCTGCGCCTGTACTATCCTGAAACATTCAATGATTACATTGAAAGTTCAGAATTTATTGCCTTACTTGATGTTATGGCGTTCATGGGACAAGGACTTGCTTTCCGCAATGACTTAAATACTCGTGAAAATTTCATTGATACTGCTGAACGCAGAGATAGTGTTATTAAGCTAGCAAACTTAGTTAGTTATACCCCTAAAAGAAATTTAGAAGCACAAGGATATTTGAAAGTAACAAGTGTTCGTACTACTCAAAATATCACAGATTTAAATGGGTTTAATCTAGGCAATGTTCCTGTATTATGGAACGATCCAGCTAACCCAAATTGGTTAGAACAATACAATACTATCATTAATGCAGCATTAATCAATACACAACGAGTTGGATTACCAGCCAATTCATCACAAATTCTTGGGATAAAAACTGACGAATACACATTACAGATTCCCGCAGGTTCAGTGCCAGTAGTACCGTTTAGTAATTTAGTTAATGGTTTAAATATGAATTTTGAATTGTGCAGTGTAAGTACCGTTGGAACAGATTATGTTTATGAAATTCCTCCTGCACCAACTAATAGATTCAATATGCTTTATCGCAATGATAAATTGGGTTACGGTAGTCCAAACACAGGGTTCTTCTTTTACTTTAAACAAGGGTCATTGACAAATTTTGACTTTACTCTACAAAATCAAATCTCAAATCAAGTAATTGACATTGGTGATATCCAAGGGGTTAATAACACTGATACTTGGTTGTATCAGGTTAGTCAAGTGAATGGGACATTTGGATTATGGAAAGACGTAGATAATATCTATGCTGATGCATACTTGCAAACTGAGAATTCTGTTAAACAAATTTATTCGGTTAATAGTAGATTTAATGACCAAGTTAGTTATATATTTGGCGACGGGGTATTCAGTCAAATACCAGTGGGTACTTTCAGAGCATATGTACGTGCGGGCAATGCATTAACTTATACTATTCAACCCACTGATATGCAAGGGTTATCAGTGTCAATTAATTATGTAAGTAGAATTGGCAGAGTTGAAACATTAACATTAGGGTTGTCATTGCAAATACCGGTGTCAAATGCACAGGTTCGTGAGTCATTGGCAAATATTAAACAACGTGCGCCAAGTCGTTACTATACACAAAATCGTATGGTTAACGGGGAAGATTATAACAATTTTCCGTATACATTATATAGTTCAATAATCAAATCAAAGGCTATCAATCGTAGTAGTGTTGGTGTAAGCAAAAATCTAGACTTGCTTGATCCATCCGGAAAGTACTCTAGCACAAACAGTTATGCAAATGATGGCGGCACTTGGTTAGACAACACCAATGGGTATGCAACACTTAACATAACTAGTACCGGTGATATTATTACGTTCTTAACTGGAACATTAGCTGCTATCTTGGCTGATAATAGATCGTCACAATACTATACTCAAAACTATACCAGATACAGCATCAATACGGCATCTGGTGATGGTACATTATATTGGAACACTAGTACAGTAGATGCCAACAGTTTATCAGGATATTTTTACAATATTACTAACGGAGCAGATACTCCCGTCCCTGTAGGAACGTATTCATCACACAATGCAAAGTATATTACTTCAGGTGCATTACTTAAATTTATAGCGCCATCGGGTTATTATTTTGATAGCAACAACCGATTGGTAAGTGGAGTAGCTGGACCGTCAAACACTACATATATTTGGATTACTGTATTAAATGTAATTGGTGACGGATTCAATAATGGCTTAGGTCAATTTGCAAATGGTTCAGGACCTATAACTTTAAATAGCTATGTTCCCAACGGTGCAATCTTAACAGTAGTTCTACCCTCATTCAGCAACGCATTGCCTAATAGTGTCATACAAGAATGTATTGTTAGACTAGATTTACAACAAAACTTTTCATTAGTATTTAATAATTCATTGACCATTAATCAAAATCGTTGGCATATTGATATTTACAATGCATCTAACTATTTTGTAAACTTTGAGAGTGTTGGCAATAATAGATACACTGTAACTTATCGTTCACTGGCATATTACTTTGGTAGTGTTGCAGATACTAGATTTATATATGATGCAGGTAAATTAGTATATGATCCGTTATCCGGAATCATACTTCAAGATTTTGTTAAAGTATTGGTTACTAATACACAACCTAATAGTAATTACGCATTGAGTACCCCTGTAACCACTAGTATTGTTGGCCAAACTGTTGAAAGTGACGGTTATATAAATGATTTTGAAGTTGAAGTTGCTAGTATTGATGTTAATAATAGAAGCATAATTCAGAATCCCGATTTCTTCAATGAAATCACCGGGTATGTTACCGGTAGCACAAACATTGGAGTATATGCATTCTTTGAAACAATACAAGATGCTATTAATTTAACTCGTCAAGATTTGATAGCTTCCTCTACCGTGGCATATCAATATTCAACCACTACTCAAATTGAAATTGTAAAATATGAATATCCAGTTGGTCAATTATTCTATGCATTTTCTGAAAATGTGTTCTATATAACTGTGCAAGATCCAATAATAACAACCCCGTATTTTGTACTAGTTGCTCAACCTCAGTATAGCATGAAGCCTGGTCGTCAAGGGTTGCAATTCCAATATCGGCATAATAGTAATAATACTACACGCATTGATCCTGCTACAACCAACATAATTGATTTGTATGTAGTTACACAGGCATACTATACTGCTTATCAAAATTGGATTCAAGATATTACAAACACCGTTCCTGTACCATTGAAACCTACTATCAATCAACTAAGCACCGAGTATAGTCAGATACAAGATTATAAAATGTTAACGGATAGTGCAATATTAAACAGTGTGGTGTTCAAGCCATTGTTTGGGCCTAAAGCAGCATCTGCATTAAGAGCAACAATAAAAGTTATTAAAAATTCTAATACCAATGCCAGTGATAGTGAAATTCGTAGTGCTGTATTAACACAAATGAATAATTATTTCAACATTAACAATTGGAACTTTGGTGACACTTTTTACTTTAGTGAATTAAGTGCTTATATCCACACTAACATAGGTGGCTTGGTGAGTTCTTGTGTATTGGTACCCAACGACCCTACACTACATTTTGGAGATTTATATGAAATTAAATGTTTACCTTACGAGATATTCGTTAACGCAGCTACATCAAACGATGTACTTGTTATAGCAGCACTAACCCCCGCCCAATTGCAGATGGCATAAGTATTGTATAGAGATTAATAAACATGGCAACAAGAATTAGGACATTAGATTTTCTTCCAGAGATATTTAAAACCACGACCAATGCACAATTTTTAGCAGCAACGCTAGATCAATTAGTTGCACAACCCAATACTAAAAAGATTCAGGGTTATATTGGTAGTAAATTTGGATATGGTATTAATGCCAAAGATCGTTATGTAATCGAACCCACTAAATCAAGAACTGATTATCAATTGGATCCGGGAATTATTTTCTTAAAAGAAAATAATTCAACTGCAAAAGATTTCATTAGCTATCCTGGCATCATAGATGCATTGACGTTAGAAGGTGGATTAACTGCCGATAATAACAGATTGTTCAACAATCAATTTTATTCATGGGATTCATTTACTAATTTAGATACAATCATTAACTTTAATCAATACTACTGGTTGCCAGAAGGCCCAGAACGGGTGATAGTAGCGTCTAATATTGTTTACAGTTCAGCAAACTTTGTTGTTCAACCCGAAGCCAACTCTTATTTAATTTCTTCAGAAACACTTGTTAATCCTAGTGCTAACCCAACATTAACTCTACTAAGAGGTGGGCAATATACTTTTACAGTAAATCAAAATACTCAGTTTTGGATTCAAGGAGAACCGGGCGTTACCGGATTAAGTCCAACTCAACGAAATGTACAAACTCGTGATGTATATGGAGTTATAAACAACGGGATAACTAATGGGGTCGTTACATTTAATGTTCCTCAGAAAAATGCACAAGACGACTTCATTTTCCCAGGTGATAATACAGTAGGTGTTGTTTCCACATTACCATTTGATCAAGTAAACGGGGCATTAGTAAACGAAATCGGGGGTATTGACGGAGTAACTGCATTAGACGGATTGACCGTCATGTTTTACAATACCGGCGATACAAATGAAGAGGTAACTTCAACTTTCTACACTATAAGTTTATCTGGAGACATTGACGACCCACTGATTCAATTGACCGCTACCGCAGCAATTCCTACTAATCAAAAGATAACTGTCTCATACGGGGTAGAGTGGACAAACAGAAATTTTTATAGAAGTTCAATTGGTGTAATAACATTAGAGCCATACAACAGTGCAATACTAGATAAATTGTACTACCAAGATGGTACTATCCCCGGTCGTGTTGGTGTTATCAATTTAATTGAAAATAATGTTTTAAATCAAATTAATGTAGAAACTGACATTTTAGGTAAGATTAACTATACTTCTACAAATGGTGTTATCTTTACCAATGGATTAAAAGTTCTTTTTCAGGGTGATATATACCCTGAAAGTTTTAATAATGTAGAATTTTATGTTGAGGGTGTAGGTACAGCAATTGAATTAATACCGGTATCTACACTTGTTTCACCTGGATTATTTTCGGCTGCAGCATATATTCCATTTGATACTACCCCATTTGACATAGGTAATTATGATTCAAGTTTGTATATTCCAATATATCCTGATTATATAACTATTGCTAGAAACGCTATCAATAGAAATCCATGGTCAAGAAGCAATCGTTGGTTTCACATTGATGTTATCAATGCAACGGCGGAATATAATAACACCCCGGAATTAGTTACAGAGTATACTCAATTAGGTAATAAAGCAAAACGACCAATCATTGAATTTTATCCTAATCTTAAATTATTCAATAGTGGTGCTGTAGGTAAAAATCCAATTGACTTTATTGATACTAAAACAACTGATGCATTTACTTATGTAGCCGGGCAAACTATTTATTACCCAGATACCGCTGGGTACACCACTGCTACAGCAACTATTGCTCCAATAACCGGCGCAATAACAAAGACCGCAACCGCAACTTTACCATTAATAAATCAAGTGGTATTAGATAGCACAACTGGAATACATATCAATGACACTATAACTTTTACTGGCACTGCATTCGGAGGATTAAGCACTGACCCTACAAACAATGCTAACAGATATTATATTCTTGACATTGTTAATTCTACTAATGTTGTAATATCAGCAACTAAACAAGGAACCTCTGTAATAGTAACTACCGGCACAGGAACAATGTCAGCGGCAGTTTATCCATATAGCACTACTATAACAATGCCAAGTACAGATGTATTTGGGTTATTCACTGCAGGGCAGTATATAACTGATTCCACTGGTCTACTACCTTCAATTACTTTTGTGTCTACGATTAGTGTTGTAGGTTCTAATACTGTTATTACTGTATCTTGGTATAACCAATCAATCGTAGCAGGTACTTCAGTTGCATCAGTGGTAACTGCTGATACGCCATTGGATAATTATGCATTGTTTGACGGCTCAAGAGTGGTATTTGCAGTTGATAGTGACAGCAATGTTAGAAATAAAATATATGTTTCACGCTTTTCTACAATACAGCCAGGTAGTATACCAGTTATTACGCTTACAGAAGCGACTGAGGGTTTAGTTTTACTAGATGAGCAAACAGCAGTTTATAGAGGATATAATTACAGTGGTAAAGATTTCTTCTTTGATGGGGTTGACTGGATAGAAGGCCAACAAAAATCTCAATTAAATCAACCACCTAAATTTGATATATATGATGGCAATGATATAAGTTTTGGTGACCATGCAGTTTATGTCGGAACATCATTTTCAGGTTGCACATTGTTTTCATATGGCATAGGATCAGGATCAAATGATACAGTACTGGGTTTCCCGTTAAGCTATAGTTCGGTTAATAATGTAGGTGACATAAGTTTTGATGTAACCTTAAATTCTGATACCTTCACATATGTTCAAGGTTTGAATTCAATTACAGAGTACGTAAACAAGGGTTACGTTTATAACTACTCAATAACACCCGGTATTGAACCTGTAATTGTTAGGCAGTTAGGATGGCAAACTGCGGTGTCGCCTAGTGTGCAATATCAAATTTTTGAATTTGATTATGATGTATTAACAAATACAAATAATACTTTCATATGTGATATAGCACCTATTCTTACCACACCCACTCAGTGGCCAATGATTCAAGTTTATGTTAACAATATTTATGTACCAAACACAGAATGGCAGGTTCTTGGTCCAGTGTCTGACACATCAACAACTATTAATATTCCAGTTATTCCTACGACAAATACAGTAGTACAAATTTTAATTTTAAGCGATCAAGTAAGCAGCACTGCTTACTTTCAAACACCTATTAACTTAACTAACAATCCATTTAATACATCTGTTACAACTGCTAACATAGGTGACATTCGCGGGCAGTATCAAAGTATTTTCTTTAACAATCCTAATACAACAGGTGTTGTTTTTGGCTCAAACAACTATCGTGATTTGGGTAATTTAGTTCCGTGGGGCAATAGAATTATACAGAATAGTGCCTCACTGGTTTTACCTGGAACTTTCTTACGAAATCAAGATCACAATTTATTCAACTCATTGTTGTATAATAGCAGACAATATATAACATTTAAGACATTATTAGTAGATACCGTTAACAATTCAGATTATTCTAGAATACTGACCCCATCACAAATGTTAGATGATGCATTGGGTCAGATTAATGCACCAAAGGTAGAATCTCAATCGTTTTTCTGGAGTGATATGTTGCCTTCTAAGGCTCCCTACATCACAAATACATATAATTTTGCAAATACATTAGATATAAGTGTTTATCCTCTGAGCCATATCTATAATTTTGCTACTGCAAATTATAATGGTATACTGGTATATTTGACTCGGGACAATGTACAAACACAATTGATTAGGGGAATTGAATACACGGTTAGCACTGATAGTCCTTCGTTGACGGTTACTCTTTCACTAGACGTAAATGATCAAATTACTGTTAAAGAATTTAATCAAACATATGGAAGTTATGTTCCAAATACTCCAACTAAGCTGGGCTTGTATCCTGCAACTATTCCTAGTGTTACCCTAGATACCGCTTATAGTCCTGCAACATATTTCATTGTGGGACACGACGGATCATTCAATAAACTGTATGGTAGTTATGATTCACCTACAAGTACATTGGTTGATTTCAGAGACCAAGTACTACTTGAATATGAAATTCGGGTATACAACAACTTGAAATTAAGTGAAACGGTTCCTGCAGGTTCATATCAAAGTGTAATTATTCCTGGATTCTTTAGAACCACTGATTATTCAACTGATGAGTTCTTGCAAATTTATAGTGAATTGTTTTTAAATTGGGTTGGGCAAAACAGAATTGATTATAAAACACAATTCTATAATACAAATAATCAGTTTACTTACAACTATAGAGACAGCGGCAACCAACTAAACAATCAACCAATTGAACAAGGTAATTTCAGAGGTGCATACTTATTCTTCTATGACACCAGCACACCGAACGAAACTCCTTGGCAGATGTTAGGTTTGGCAAATCAGCCAACCTGGTGGACTAGTCGTTATGGTCCTGCACCGTATACCAGTGATAACTTGGTGTTATGGGGCGACTTAGAAACAGGTACTGTTTGGAATGACGGAACCCCGTTTATTAAACCTAGCTATGCCCGTCCCAATTTATCAAAGATAATACCAGTAGATAGTAATGGTGATTTATTATCACCGTTTGATTCATTAGTTGGTAATTATGATCAATATCTATTCCAGCGTGATTGGATAGTAGGTGATGTTGGCCCGGCAGAATTCAGCTATCGTAGAAGCAGCACTTGGCCCTTCGACTTGATGCACATTCTTGCTGTAACCAAACCAACAGAATTCTTCAACTTGGGTGTTGAGGTTGACACCTACAAATATAATGTAGAATTTAATCAATATCTAGTAAATGATAGAAGTCATTTGGTAATAAGTGACATTCCAATATACGGAACAGGTACACCTGCAACTAGCTATATCAACTGGATTGTTGACTATGAAAAACAACTTGGTGTAGATGCAACAGCTAATATATCTACTCTGTTGGACAATTTAGATGTTCGTTTAGTATATCGTGCAGCAGGCTTTAGTGATAAGAACCTGTTAAAGTTCTTTGTTGAAAAGAGTTCAGCAAATAGTAATAACAGTTCATTGTTGATACCCGATGAAAGTTATGGATTATTGTTGTACGAAAATCAACCATTTGACAGAATTATCTACAGTGGCGTAGTAATACAAATAACTGAAAATGGTTATAAAGTTTTTGGTAACTCACAAACTAATGCATATTTCAAAACTCTTACACCAAAATTTGGCGGAACCATTCAAACAATTACGGTTGAAACATTAACAGTAAAAGTTACAGATAGGTTTACTGATACTATACAAGTGATTCCTTATGGAACTGAATTTTATAACACACAGCAAGTAGCACAGTTTTTAATTAGCTATGGTGAATTTTTAATAAGCCAGGGTGTTGTATATGAAGAAATTGAAAATGGTATTCCAATTCAATGGCAACAAATGGTTGCTGAATTCTTGTATTGGGCGCAAACAGGATGGGATCTTGGTTCTATTACAACAATCAATCCCTCAGCTAACTTAATAACTATTAACAAAGAAAGTAGAATTGTTCAGCCATTAACACTAAGTCAAAAAAACTTCTTGTTGAATCAAGATTTATATCCAATCTCAACAAGTAATTTAAATATTACCCGTGAGGGAACTGCATTTGCAGCCAAAACATTAAACGTAGGTGATGCTATTAGCTATGGTCAATTCAATATCAGTAATATTGAAAATGGTATAGTTTTTGACAATGTTACTTTGTTCAATGATGTAATTTATAATTTAGTCACTGGATTAAGACAATATCGTATCTCTGTCAATGGTTCATTAACTGCTGATTGGACCGGTAATGTTGATGCAGCTGGATTTATCTTAAATCAAGATAATGTAAAAGAGTGGGATAATACACTTAAATATACTGCCGGGGCTATTGTTCAATATAAAAATAAATATTGGTCTGCGCTTAGAATAATACAACCAAGCATATTGTTCAGGGAACTTGATTGGAAAGAAACAACTTATGATCAAATTCAAAAAGGATTATTACCCAATAATCAAACTCGTTCATATGAAAGTACCTTGTATTATGACGTAAACAACGCTAATTTAGAAAATGATGCAGACTTATTATCATTCTCTTTGATTGGATATCGTCCAAGGGATTATCTAGCACTAGTTGATTTGACTGACGTTACTCAAGTTAATGTTTACAAAAACTTAATTAAAAATAAAGGTACATTAAATGCAGCTAGCGCATTTAAGGGTGCAAATTTACCACAGGGCGGGATTGATTATACCTTATATCAAAATTGGGCTATCAAGTCCGGTGAATTTGGTGGTATATTAAACAACAATTTTATTGAGTTTAGACTTGATCAACCTGAATTAGTTGGTAATCCTTCTATTGTAGGTTTAACTTCCGGGGTATTTATAGATGGAGTACAACAACAAGTACCGCTATATAGCGTGTTTAACTATGGAAGACCAATAACAACTGTTGATATATTACCTACTATTTCAGACTTGCAACTATCATCATTATATCCTACTGCCGGATATGTTAATTTAAATGATGTTAAAATGGCCAGCTATTTTTATTCTGGATTACCAACAGCGCAAAACGCTGCCGGGACTACAGTTCCGATCAGTCAGTTTTATGTGCGTGATTATGTTTGGGTAGCAAACTATCTTTCAACATGGCAAGTTTACACCCCTGCTAGTTTAGGCTCAGTTATTAATGCCAAGAACAATTTAAATAATACTGTAACCATAACATTCAGTCAAGCACACAACTTGAAAAGATATGAATCTTTTGCAATTGTTAATTTTAATGTTGCAATTGATAATTATTACATTGTGGCTGCTGTTGTGGATCCGTTCAATGTTATTATAAACCTGTCATTGAACCCACAAATAAAAAATATTAATAGTCAAGGGGTAGGTTTCAGATTACAAAGTCAACGGGTGGCAACTGCCCCTGAAATAGGCACTTTGCCTTTGCTAGATAATGAGTTTAATAAATTAAAAGTTTGGGTCGATACCAACAACGATGGTAGCTGGGCTGTATATCGCAAGAGTTTAAATTATCAATTTGATACCGAAATTGTAAATCCAGCAAGTGAAACTTTTGGTAGCGCAGTTGCGTATGCTTCTAGCTTTGGTTACTTATTAGGTGATAGTGAAACTGGTGAAGTCTATCGCTATAAATATAACGCACTCAATAATTCTTACATATCATACCAAACAATAACACAAACTACTTCGTTTGGTGCAAACATATCGTATGTTAATAACTTGTTTGTTATTTCTCAACCGACAGGAACACCTAAGGTTTATGTATATCAATACATAGATACACAAGCATTGAATACATTAGAATTGTATCAACTCATTGCGGCCCCTGGTGGAGTAACTACATGGGGAACTTCAACTGCATTATCAGGTGATCAAAACTGGCTTTATGTTTCTGACATTGATAACAATAGTGTTTATGCTTATCGTAGAGCAGCTTATGAGGTCACGGCTGGCAACTTTGTTTCTGCAAACACCTACACTATTACCAGTTTAGGTACTACTGATTTTACATTAATTGGTGCATCCAGTAATGCAGTAGGAACAATATTCGTGGCAAGTGGCGGTGGCACCGGCACCGGCACTGCTACAAATTCTACATATGAATTAGCACACCTTATTGACGGGGATGCATTAGGATTAACAAGCGCAGGTGACAATTTTGGTTATTCAATCTCAACCGATTACTATGGTGATACAGTCGTTATTGGAACTCCGCAGCAAGATTATGATGTAAATACACAAAACTACGGGTATACCTATGTATTCTCTAGGACTGTTCAGAATTTTGAATCTCAGTCAGCTAATCAAGCATATGTTCCAGTAGCGATACCGGTAGCATGGACACCAATTACAGTTACCCAAACTGCAACAGCAACTACCGCGTCAACAGACAGAATTACAGTAAGTAGTAGCACTGGGTTTACAGTCGGTGATCCTGTCGTATTCTCGGGCACCATTATATCTGCTGGGGCACTTGCACTAAACGCTGTTTATTATGTATTGGCCAAGCCAACATCAACTACATTCACTATCTCAACTACACGCAATGGTAGTGCGGTACAACTAGTTGATGATACTGGTAGTATGACAGTAACCGTTCAGACAAGTCCGTTGTTTGTCACTGTTAATGGAACTTCACTGGAAGATAACTATTATGCTGTGATTGGTTCTACACTAAACATATATAGTGGAGCAACCCCTACATTAAATGCAGGTGACATAGTAAATATTAGTGGTTCTAACTTTGTATTAGCACAAACACTAACTAATGAGGAAACTCCAAGAGTTGGTGTTCAATTTGGATTAAGTACAGATACTAATACATTTGCAAATGAAATATTAGTTGGAGCCCCATTTGAATTAAGTGCAGAGAACTACGAGGGTGCGGTTCATAGATATACTAATAGTGGAGAAAGATATGGTACTATCATTGGCACGACTGCGTGTAACATAACTACTCCTAGAACTGTTCTATTGAATGGATATAGAGTCGTGCTACCAATCGGCAATGCAACCTCTGCGGTGGCAAATATCAACTTGTTAGGGCTTACGAATATACAAGCAAGTGAAGTAAATGATAATTTAGTAATATCACTGATTAATGTTGATTTAGCCATTGCAGGAAACAAACTGTCATTAACAGTATTAGATTCAGCTACATTAGGTGAAATGGGTGTTGAATTGTACCAGCAAACACAAAAGGTAACTTCCCCCCACGTACAAGGTCGAACTCAATTTGGAACTGTAGTAAAGTTTGATAAGTCTAATTCTGGTTCATTTATAGCAAGTGCTCCAGTAGGAACTAGATATGCAAGTACAACATTTGACTTCTTTGACGATGAAATAGATAATGACACTGTATTTGATAACAACGCCACTCAGTGGGTTGACACATTCACCAATGCAGGTGCAGTTTACATGTTTGACTATTTACCATTGTACAGTGAAAATATAAACAACCCTGGTCAATTCGTATATGCTCAAAGTACAAATGCCCAAAACTTGAATTATGGTGCTCAACCATATTATGGATCTGCGCTAGATTTCAACAATAATAGAGTTACTATCGGTACACCAAACTTTGTTCCAACTGGATATGCCAACGATATCTTTGGACAAGTTGTTACTTATGTTAGTACCGCAAGCACTCCGGATTGGGCAGTGTTTAGACAATCTTCACCAATTGTTGATGTTAATGGTATATTCAACATTCAATTGTTTAGTGCAATGACTAATCAAACATTAGAAAACTTAGATTATATCGATCCTCTACAAGGAAAACTATTGGGGGCTGTAGCAGAAAATATTGATGTTGTGTCAAATATTGACCCGGCAGCTTATAATTCAGCAGGGTCAACACAAGGTGGAAAAGTTTGGGCAGCAGAGAATGTGGGTAGACTTTGGTTTAATACATCAAATACTCGTTTTATGAATTATCATCAAAATGATGTTCAATATAACAGCCAGTATTGGGGCAGAGTATTCCCTGGAAGTAATGTCAGTGTTTATTCTTGGATTGCAAGCCAAGCTATCCCTTCACAGTATGCTGGACCAGGTAACCCGTATGATGTTAATAGTTATTCTATTCGTGGAATAGTCAATGCAGAAGGATTGATTACACCAATTTATTATTACTGGGTAAGAAATACAAATGTTGTGTTCACATTAATAGGTAAAACATTAGCAGATAGTACACTTGAGTCTTATATTTCTCAACCACAACAATCTGGTATCAGTTACTTTGCTCCATTATTACCTAGTGTGTTTGGATTATACAACTGTGCAGCTTATATCAATGCAAAAGATACAGTATTGCACATTGGTTATTCAGAAACAACCAACGATGATGTTGCACACAATCAATATAGTTTGATTCGTGATGGATATCCTGAAGATTTCTTAAGCGGTGTTCCTGGCTCAGGTGCCGCCTTTCAATTTCACGCCGCAGTGGGCATAACAGAACCTATTGGGTTGTACAATAGGATGTTAGACAGTATGTGTGGAGTTGATAATGCCGGCGGAGTTGTACCTGATCCATTGTTGCCAAAAGCAGTTCAAACTGGTATATTAGCTAGACCAAGACAAGGTTTCTTCTATAATAGATTTGGTGCTCTAGAAAATTACTTGCAGTATGCTAACACTGTACTAGCACAGTTCCCTATCATAGAGATAAGAAACCCTAAATTCTTATATAGAACAGGGGAATTCTTTGACACCGCTCAGTATTGGAATACTATAAATTGGTGGGCAATTGGATATAACAATAATACCAAATCATCAATACAAGTTCCGATATATGCAGATTTATCCACACTAAATGTACCTAATGGCACTATTGTAACAGTGGCATCAAATGCTGCAGGTAATGCAGAGACTTACATTTACTCTGGCTCCGGCATCTGGACTAGAATTGGGTTAGCTAACGGTACTATTGAATTTAGTAGTAAATTGTGGGACTACGCTGAGGCTATGTTAGGTTTTGGTGATAACTTCTTTGACACTACGCCGTATGATGAATATCCGTCAGAAGAAACACGATATATAATTCGTTCATTGAATGAGGAAATTTATACTAACGAATTGTTAGTCTTTAGAAATAAGAGTTTGATATTACTGTTTGAATATATTCAAAGTGAAACTATTGAAAGTCAAAACTATCTAACATGGTTAAACAAAACATCATTTATAGATGTTTCTCACACTATTCGTGAATTGCTTCCGTTAGAAGTATTCCGTTCTGATAATCAATTGTTCTTGGAAGGTTACTTGAATGAGGTCAAACCATATCATGTAGTAATCAAAGAATTTATCTTTAAATATACTCGTACGGATATATATGAAGGTGACATAACTGACTTTGATTTGCCGGCTCAGTACAATTCAAGTATAGAACAATTTGTTACCCCTGAATTAGTGTATGCTAACGCAAGTGGTGATAATCAATATCTACCTTCAGATCCGATCTGGCAAACTGCTCCGTATAGTCAATGGTTTGCTAACTATGGTTTAAGTATATCTGGCCAAGATGGATATCAAATATCTGTGCTAGCATCTTATATGGCATTGAATACAACTACGTGTTATGTTGACAATGTAAATGGTTTTCCTGTATCAGGTACTATAATTCTCGGTGAAGAAGTTATGAGTTATGCCAGTAGAAATATAGCAACAAACCAATTGACTGGAATTTCAAGAGGTATACTAGGTTCTACTACAACTGTACATATTCCAGGGGAAGATATCTTTATAAACTTGCCTGCTGTATTAGTACTTAATGAAGGCAGAAATTATGCAACTCCACCTAGAGTTACTGCACATGTTGATACTTCCATATATCCTGTACCAAGAGTTGTTGCACAATTTGAACCAGTAATGAGTTTGGGAAGTTTGATTGGAGTAAATGTAATTAACCCAGGTGAAGGTTATGCTGTTTTGCCTGAGATCATTATTGATCCTGCATTCACTGTTTTAGTAGATAGTACACAGGTAAATATTGTAACTAATACCATTGGTATAACTACTCCTGCATTACAAACAGGTGATTTAGTAATTTATACTGTAGCACCAAATAGCACCCCAATCTCAGGATTGACTCCGGGACAACACTATTATGTAAATCTACTGGAGATCACACCGTCCTCGGTGTTTGCACTGTATACTTCATACTTAACTGCGATAAATGATCATGACCGCGTGATTTTGTCAGCACAGGGTAGCGGAACTCAGCAGTTTAGTGCAGGAGCAATTGCAAGTTGTGTTACTAGTTCAGCACCAACTAGAGAAAACACTATTGTTCTACGGTTTGATAGAACAAGTTATACTTCTCAGGTAATAAATTGGACACCGTCAGGATTCTATGCCGGGGTAATTGACACCAGCGTACAGGCTTCTTCCGCAATAACATTAGAAAGCACTGTCCCACCTATCAGTACTATTTTAGCAAGCGCCGGCGGTGAAAGTTTTGAAATATTGAATACGACAAATCAACAAACATTGACTTGGTCTTCAAGAACAAGAGCTACTATTCAGACGTATGGATCAGCGACATCTTATCCAAATGCAATAAGAATAAATCCTAATATAGGTGGAGCACCAGTTGAGGGTAAAATAGGGTCTACTATAGGGTTCTACATTGGCATGCCAGTTAAATTTGTAGGTTCAGTAATTGGCACTACCTTAACTAACAGTGTAACTTACTATGTAAAATCATTGATACAATTGCCAAATACTATTACTAGTGTATTAGAAGATACTGGATTCACTATTTCTACTACCGTAGATAACAATGGTAACCCTGGAGCAGTACTTGTACAAAATACTGCTTCTATCGTAGCTGCTGGACTTACCTTGTATGTAGGAGAATTGACAAATCTTGCCGTATTGACTATCAATTATGCTGGAATTAGAACTGCTACTAACACTGTCGCCGTTACTAATAATATTACTGTTCAATTAACTCCAACTGGATTAGCAGGAACTACCGGATTCTATTTAGGCACTACGATATTCTTTACTGGTAATGTATTTGGTGGAATAGTTGAGAATGAAAATTATTATGTAATAACTATCATTGACAATCAAACATTCACTATGTCAACTGATGCTAATCCTACGACATTTAGTGTAACTGAAACTTTGGCTAGTAATAATTCTATTATATGTGAAAGTGCTACCGGGCTAGCAGCAAATAATCCTATAATATTTACTGGAACAACCTTTGGTGGACTAGTTGCAGGTACAACTTATTATGTAAGAGAGATATTTAGTGGTAATACATCATTTTCTATTGCAGCAACAGTTAACAGTGCTGCAATTATATTAACTAATGACTCAGGGTCATGTACTCTTACAAATCAAATTAATGCAGTTGAGTTAACCACAGGTTCAGGTAGTATGACATTAAATGTTGGACTACCTATAAGTCCAGGACAGATTGAAGGACAAGCATTTACTTTCTATGAAACGTCCTTACCATATTCTAATGTATCCGGTACTGCTTCTAACTTATTGGCAAGAACGATTTCATCAACCCTTGCCACAGTTAATAGAATTTGTTTAGTTGAAAATTTGACAAATATCTACAACAACTTAGAATTCAATATTGATTCTGACGTAGGTGGACTAACTGTAGCCGGAGAACCATACACGGTTAATGGGTTTGGTACAACTACAGTAACAGTTAGCAGCACTAGTGGCGGACCCGATTATTGGTTAACATTACCTGTAGCATCTAATCCAAATATCACTGATGCATTATATGTAGGTATGCCAATAGTATTCACCGACCCATCGTTGGGTGGGATTGAAATTGGTTCAGTATATTATGTTTACTCAATAAATGCCAGTCCACCGGCGGGTACAGGGCAATTTACTATTTCTGCATTTGACACACTTTCCCAAATATTTGCATTAACAACTAGTACTGGAATAATGACCGGAATAGGTGATGACTACTTAACTATTAGCGGTGGTTATTCTTTAATAGATTCAGTTCAACCTGCAACTATAACTAATGCTAGCCCAGCTGTAGTTACAGTGGCTAATGGCGGTGCGTTCCCTGACGGAACAGCTATAACATTTGGTTCATATGGAACTTTACCGGTGCCGTTAAACAGTATAACAACATATTATGTTATCAATCTTAGCGGTAATACATTTAATGTATCATATAGCTTAAACGGGGTAGCAATCAATACAATTACTGCAGGTTCAGGCACACATAGAGTTGCACAAACCAATGTTACATTGACCCAGCAACCTATTACTGACCCTGTATTTGATGTTAGCTATATCCTGGGAGGATATAGAGCTTCTATCATTACACTTGGTAGTGGATATGCGGTAAACAACACTATAACAATACCCGGAACACTAGTGGGAGGAACAACTACTGCCAATGATTTAGTATTAACTGTTGCAAGTATAAATTCAACCGGTGGCGTTACATCAGCCATTGCAAGCGGAACACCTAATGGAATAGTATCTGATTACTACTTAAAAGTATTATCAGAAAATCAAGTAGGTGTTTATAGTGATCCTAACTTGACAGTAGAAGTAAGTGGACAGAACTTCCTGTACACAGGTACTATTTCAACCGCCGCAACTGCCACTAACTCAAGCACTAATAGAGTTACTGTTACCAGTGCAGCAGAGTTCAACGTTAATGATGCGATTGTGTTTACCGGAACAACTTTTGGTAATATTGTATTGGGTCAAACTTATTATGTAAAAACAATTGATCCAGGAAATACTTGGGTGACTATTTCTGCATCAACAAGTGGAACTACTTTTGTGTTAGTTACTAGTTCAGGTACTAATATGACCATGGCCAAGTCAGGTGACTTTGCATTCTTATCAGAGCCATTCTTCTTTAGCCCAACTATTGTAAAATACAATAATCAGTTGTATCAATGTATCATAAGTAATAATGATGCTGACTTTTTCTTTAGTAAGTGGGAGTTACTAGTGTCGGGTAATAGGAAATTAAACGCATTAGATAGGATCGTTGGTTACTATCAACCCACTGTTAATATGCCCGGGGTTGATTTGACTCAATTGGTGTCAGGCATAACATATCCAAACAGCACTTATAAGGGTAATGCCTTTGCCCCCGATGATGAATATGAAGTAGACCTTATATTACAAGATCAACCATTCTACCCATCAGGGATTGATTTAAAATCTATTATATGGAATGGTCTAGTTTATATTGCTGGTTCAGACATCGGGACGTATTCAGCATTTAATGTAAGCGCAGATACTACCTCGTGGACAATCAATCAGTTATCCAACCAGACACTATCTATAACTGACTTTATATATGCAGGAGGAAGTTATGTCATTACTACAAATAACAATGCAACCCCTGTATTAACAAGTGATAACGGATATACTTGGAGTAGTAACGAGACAGTTAATGTACTGACCTCTTCATTGAATAGCGTAACATATCAAAACGGGATATATGTTGCGGTAGGGCAAAACATTATAACATCTACTGATTTAAATTCTTGGACTGAACGTTATGCGTTTACTAATGGATTAACTAATGTATTCAATGGGGTAACCTATGCTACCACTACTGGATATACAGGGTATGTGGCAATTGGTTTGGGACAACAGACAATTGGCTCCAGTGCTGTCAATTTTGCAATCATTTATACAAGTACAGATGCATACACTTGGACACAAGTTACATTTAATGATACATCTCTGGGATTTAATAGTATTGCATCTAATGGTCAAACAATAGTAGCTGTGGGTGACGGTGGTATAATATACACCAGCTTTAACTGTATCACTTGGTTTGCCCAATCTTCAACTATTGCTAGTAAGTTAAACAACATAATTTGGGACAGTTACAACAATAGATTCGTGGTAGTTGGCGAAACCGGGACAATATTAACCGGTACACTTGACGGTATAACTTGGACGCAACAAACTTCGGGTGTAGCTTCAACATTAGAAAGTGTTGTTTGGAACAATACTGCACTTGAATATGTAGTAGTTGGTTTTAATAATACAATTTTAGTTAGTGCTGATGCAACTATATGGGGTAGCTCTGGAACGTTTGTAACTGCTCCGCTGGCGTACTCAATTCAAGGAGATGACTTTACACAAGGGTATGGTCCAGAAGAATTAGTACCGGGAGTAATAGCTGATACCATTATGATGACCGTGGCTACTCGTCCTGGAACAAACTGGGATGAAACAGTTTATCAGCATGTTGGTTACAACACTGTTTCTACTGAAATAACACCAACATCTGCTTCTCAAGATGAATATAGTTTTAATAATCTAGTTACAGTTCCTGCTCAACTTGCAGTTTTTGTAATAAATAGAAGTACTAATCTAAGTACTTCGTTGTATCGTGGAATTGACTATACAGTTGATTGGGTTAACAAAAATGTAATATTAAATACACCTATAACTTATATTGCACCTGGAAACACAGATCGTTTAAGGATTGATGTTTATGAAGTAGGTAATGGGGATCAGTTAGTTAACGCTACCTCAGATACTGATGCATTACGACTAAACACAACTACTGGATTTCAAGAAATTTATGTAAATGCAAATTACAGCGCAAGTATCTATCAAGGATCAGGGGTAGTCAGACCAGATACTTCCTCGATATCGGTAAATGCAAGTAGTACTTCTAGCTCCACAAACGCAATAACATGCAGTGGTGTTATTGATTTCGTATTGAATAGTCCAGTATCCTTCACAGGATCAGTCTTTGGTAACATAGTTGAAAATCAAGTTTACTATGTTAAATCAATTAGTAGTACTACAAATAGGATTGTAATTTCTGCTACTTACAATGTAAGTACAGGCACTGCAGGTGAAACTTTCTTATTAACAGACTCCACAGGTAGTATGGAAGCTGTAATTGCAGTTGGTACAGGATTACCTTGGACACCTCCATCGGTATTTGCAAACGGAAATGCATTAGTATTAGGAACTTATGCGTCAGTTGTACAAACAACTGCAATTACAAACTCAATCACCACTGTTAGTACAGGTGGATTGATAGTTGATACCCCGGTTGTTTTTAGTTCAACTATGTTTGGTAATGTAACTCCGCATGTGGTATACTATGTGCATAGTATTATCAGTAGTACTCGCTTTACTATATCAGCGACTCAGGGTGGATCTATATTAGCATTAATTGATGCAGTTGGCGGTGCCACATTAGTTTCTAATGATTATGCATTTAGTATTGCTGACAATGGAATTACCGCAGCAATGGTGTTAGCAAGTACATATGATGTTACTACGGATTATTTAACTTATACGATTATGGGTGAAACATTGCCTGAGCAGTTTGGATATACACTTCCCCAAGTTCAACTGTTTAGTGGAAATGGGTCAACTGCATTATTTGCTTTAACTAACTATGTTAGTGGTAATAATCCAAACAATGCTATTGTAGAAATTAACGGGATTAGACAAACTGCGGCAGCTTATACAATAAGTGCTATCAGCAATACGATATTGTTCAATAGTCCTCCTGCGGTAGATTCTACGATAGCAGTTACAACTTACAACCAAACTCAGCGTCAGTATTTAAATACTCAATACGATATCACAGGGTCTGGTGAGGCGGTGGCAAGTATCACGGTTAGTGACACTACACACTTGTTAAGTGGATTTGATCAAGATACACCCACAGTGGCAACATTTGATCAAGATACCCCCACAGTAGTATTGTTTGACCAAGAACTAAACTATTTGACATTAGCATCTGGCACAACTAGTCAATTGATTATCAACAGCGCAATAGTGTTTCAGAATGTAATCGGTGGCATAATAGCTGGACAAACTTACTTTATTACAGAAATATTGAATTCTACTGACTTTGTTATCTCAACTCAAGTTGGTGGTTTACCGTTTGAAGTTACAACTGACAGTGGAGCAATGACTAGTGTGGTCAGTGGATTAACGGTAGCTGCTATTGTTGGAATTGATAATTCTCTTAGTGCGCCATTAGTAATTAATGTGTCTGGTACGGTAGCTGCTGATAATTCAGTAACATGCAATGATACTACGAGTTTAGTAGTAGGGCAAGATATAATATTCAAAGCTATAGTAGTTACAGTTGCCGGAGTGTTAATTAGCGGTGATGAATATGAAATTATTACATTAGGTGATACTACTCAATTACAGTGGAATACTGCTGCAGGAACAGTAGGTGTTGATTATTTAGTAGGTAGTGTATTTACCGCAGTTTCTACTGGTGGCGGGGTAGGTACTGGTACAGTGTTGCTTTCAAACTTAGGAGGAATTAGTACACTAGGTCAAGTTTACTTTGTCCGAGCAATAATAGATTTAACACATTTTACAATACAAGATCAAGGTGGTAACATAATTGTTCTTACTGATACTTCAGGCTATAACTTATTTGCGTACATTGGTGGACTTGTTGCGGTTAGAGTGATTACTCAAATAAATAATAACTTTACAGAAAATCAATTGATTAGCATCGACGGCGTGGGTGGATCAATCCAGTTAAATAATAACACATATTATGTAAAAATAATAAGTGATATTGAATTTGATTTGTATAATCAGCCATATAACCCTGCATATGCAGCAGTTAATTATCCAGTTACGCTGCCATCAGCTTATACTTCTGGCGGATATGCTTGGTTAGATCAATTATTCACTATCGTGGATACGGTTGCAACTCGTACTACTGCAAACGGTAATAGAATTACTGTTGGTAGCACTGATATTATAGTGCCAAATACTCCAGTATTATTTACTACATATGGCGCAAGTATAGGTGACAACATATTAGGTGGAATATTAGCAAAAACTCAGTACTATGTGTTTGAAGTAAGACCTACTATCTTAGCAGGAAACTTTATTGTTGGAAATAGTTATCAGATTGTTACGTTAGGCACCACTGATTGGAATACTGCTGCTGGAACAGTAGCGGTAGCATATGCAGTAGATGACATATTTACCGCAGCCAATATAGCGAGTGGAACAGGTCTTGCTTCTGGATTGCAAGAATTCACTATTGCGTTAACCAGATATCCAAATCAAGCGCAAGAGGGATTGACTGATGCGACAGGATCAGTCAATGTAACTGAATTTGAACAAGTTAATGTTGACAGATTATGGGTAACAGTTAATGGTTACAGAGTTCCATCAAGCTCATTGAGATTGAATCCTTTCAATAATTTGAGTATTTTGACAACTATCCAGACTGGTGATCAAGTTATTATTACTAGCATGATGCCAACGGCAACACCAAATGAAGAAGTTTACTTGTTGTATGTATCAACTTCAAATGAACCTACCGTTTACAGAGTAAATTCTGAGTCCAGAACATGGTTGACTCATTCTCTCCAGTTTACTGACACTACTATATATGTAAATGACATAACCCGTGTGACAGATACTGTTATACAAAATGTAGTATGTCCGGCAGCAGTAGATGGTAAATATAATATTGGATTGACTGCTAATAAAAATGCAATATGTCTTGTTGAGGTTTACAATGTAACAACCGTAACTACAGTAAATCCTACAAACTATCAAATAATTATCGTAGATGCTGCTCCAGTATTACAAATTTCTAGTCAGGTTACTGTTGGTGACTCGTTAATAATTACTTTAGTTGTAGGACAATTGATCTACCTTAACGGTGAGCAAATTGCATTCGCAGAATGCGACTTGGCCAACAATACACTTGGTCAATTGACCAGAGGTGCTAACGGAACTGGAGTTAGAGATTATACCCCAATATATGCTGAAGTGTACGGACTCATGCCTGATAATGTAATGCCAGACTTGTTATATTCAGAAGTTTGGAATCCTATCCCAGGTGTTTATGACCCGATTGAAGGTGATCCGTTACAGATAGCTTATAGTCAAGGTGCAACTTTCTTAAGAACGAATACAAACTAAAGATAAATAATATATGAACGAAAACCCAGTGGAAAATAAATACCCCCAGACCGAAAAATCCGGCACAAAACCAAACGAACAGGTTGGCTTTTACTTTTCTTCTGGGATAAAGATAACCGACCCAAATACTAAAGAAATTTTGGTTCAAATGCGAGGTGATAATTAAATGTCAGTAATAACTCTATCATACAAAGTAGAAGGATTCATTAAAATACATGACCCTAATAACGGGGAAATTTTCGTAGACAAGAAAAATGCTATAAATTACGAAAATATGTCAATCGCCATGGCTGATACATTAAGTAGTCGTGGATACGGAGAAATCTATGAAATGGCGTTTGGGAACGGCGGAGCTAGTGTTTCAGATACAGGGGTTATCACTTATCTACCCCCAAATGTAACTGGTCAGAATGCTGCACTTTACAATCAAACTTACGCTAAGATTGTAGACGATACTAGTGTTTTTAACTTGGACCCTACCCGTAATAAAATGACAGTTTCCCATACCACCGGAAAGTATTATACTGACATTTTGGTACAATGTTTACTAGATTATGGTGAACCACCGGGTCAGGCGGCGTTTGATAATAGCACACAAACCAATAGTTCTTATATATTTGATGAATTAGGGTTGCTTGCTAACTACGGAACTGACAGTTCAGGTGCGATTATTACAAAATTATTGACCCACGTGATCTTTCACCCAGTGCAAAAGAGTTTAAATAGACAGATTCAGATTGATTACACGGTACGCCTGCAGTCATTAACTAATTTGGTAACAATTTAATATAAATAACAGATATCGGAGAGATTTTAAAATGGCATATACAATTGTAAAAACCAATGGTCAAGTGTTAACGACCATTGCAGATGGTACTGTTAATACAAGTAGTACTTCACTAGCATTACCGGGCAGAAACTTCGCCGGTTACGGTCAATATGTAGACACAAACTTTGTTCACCAACTTGAAAACTATGCTAATACAAGTCCTCCCCCTAACTCATTAGCAGGCCAGTTGTGGTACAATACAAATTCTAATACAATGTTTGTTTGTCCGGCAGACGGAACTACATCGGCTGCTAGCTGGTTAGCATTAACCTCAACATCTAGCGGTGGTACAACAACATTTGGGGCAGTTACTGTAACTGGAAACATTGGGGCAAATAACATCACGGTGACGAACGGCATAGTTGCTGATACGATTACTGTACGCCTGGCAACGGTTACAGCCAACGCCACTATAGCAAATGCTAATATTACTACTGGTAATATTGGAACATTAAACACAGCTATAGTAACAACCGGTGGCGCAGCTACAACAGGTACATTGACTGGAACTTGGACTCTGGATGGTACAGGAACCGCGAATACTGTAGCAGGGACATT